ACGTGGAGAGACGAGAAATGAACTGCTCAGAGTTCGTTCGCTATGGCAGGATCTGGTGTAGTACCGTGCTCATCATTCGTTGGTTGTATAGTCCTGTTGTGAGACCTCACTTTGTCTCGGGTTCAACCTTTCGGCTATATGAAGTCCAGTGAATTCCTTACGACTCTATATACGAAAAAAATGATCCACATTTGTGGGTTTGTGTAATGGCTTAGCTTGAGGTTTAGTTATGTCAGAAACTGTCCATTTTTCGCCTCGTCAACTCAAATTTATAGACTGGCTAGCTCTACCTAGACAAGAGCGTGTACCGCTGACTCAGGTGCTCTTGGCTCAGGAACTTCGCTTACACCCCCGCACACTTTCTCGTTGGAGAAAAAAAGCTGAACTACAAGCAGAAGTCATGCAGCGGGTTCGCGAGATGCTCGGTGATGACTTACCTGAGATTTACGGTGCTCTGCGTAGAGAGGCGATTGCTGGCAGCTTTCATCACATCCGCTTAGCTCTCAAGATGACGGGTGAGTTTACCGAAGAGCAGATCCTCACAGTCAAACTTGAACGAGAGATGAATCAGGTCTTGGACGTTTTGGAGAAAGAATTGGATGTCGATGCATACCGCCGTATTCTCACCGCCCTCAGTAGTGAGTCGGCTGGCGGAAAGTAGACTCAAGGCTCCGACGAAATCTTCTCCGACTTGGCCCTCCGAGTATGTCAACTCCCGCACCGGCAAGATCTACGCCCCGCACAACGACGACGAGCGGGTATTCGTCTACGACGACGTGCCGCGCCACTCGCTGTTAAAAGGGGGCGAAGGCGCGGGGAAAACAACGGCCGGCGTGGTCAAAGACCTGGAGCGCCTTCGCCGAGGCATGAACGGAGTCATGGTCGCCCCCGACCTCGAACACCTCAAGAAGTCCACTTGGCCCGAGTTCAAGCGCTGGTGTCCCTGGGACCGGGTCATCGAGCGCCACCGCTACCGGCAAGTCGAGGGCTGGGAGCCGTCCCAGTCCTTCACTCTCGTCTTTGAGAATGCGGTCGGCGGGTACTCGGAGCTGATGTGCGGCGGCGCCAAGGAATCGGAGATCGCCGCCTGGGAAGGCCCGAACGTCAGCTTCGTCCACTTCGACGAGGCCCGTCGGCACAAGACCCCCATCGCGCTCAAGACCTTCGACGGGCGCGTTCGCATCCCCGGCCCAGCAGGAGAGCCCCCGCAGTTCTTCGTCACGACTACCCCGCGCAAACACTGGCTATTCGAGTACTTCGGCCCGCTCCTAGAAGACGACCCGCACGCGGACTTCAAGGCGGACAGTTTCGTCGGCACGGTGTTGACTTCCGAGAACGCGGCGAACCTGGAGCCGGGCTTCGCCGAGAAGCGGGCGCAGTCGCTGAACGCGGCCGAGGAACGGGTGCTACTGCTGGCCGAGTGGGAGGACGAAGCTGATAGTGAAAAATTCCTTGCCAGTATGATTTGGTGGGATAACTGCATTGAAACTCTGCCGCCTTTGACACGGTCTGAACCGATGGTGATCGCATTGGATGCGGCCAGGGGCGGTGTTACGGATGACCCCGATGAGTTCGCGATGGTCGGGGTCACCCGACACCCCATTCGAAGGGCGGACATATCTATTCGTTATGCCAATTCTTGGCAGCCTCCCTCTGGCGGAGTGTTGGATTTTAGGCTTCCCGAAGAGGAACTTCGCCGGCTATGCCGAGAGTTTTCAGTCATCGAGGTCGCGTTCGACGTTTTTCAGCTTCACGATTTTTCAATGCGCCTGTCGTCTGAGGGGATCGCTCTTTTCAAGGAATTTTCGCAGGGGCCGGCTCGTCTCAAATCCGATAGTATGCTAAAAGATTTGATCATGGGTAAGCGCATTTCGCACAGCGGGGAGCCGAATTTGCGAAAACATATAGATAATTCTGATTACGTAAAATCGGGTGGTGGTCGAAGAATCGTCAAAAGATCGAAGAGCTTGAAAGTAGACATGTGCGTTGCGCTGAGCATGGCAGCCGCACGAATTCTATATTACAATGTCGAGTGATAATAGATTGACAGGTTCTCTCAGGTATGGTATACTTACCTTACTATACCATATCTAGGAGAGGGACATGAGCATTGAATATGTGGCACTCAGGGACCTGGCCCAGGAACTCGGGATCGACAGGAGCAACCTTCGCAAACAGATTTTAAGTAGCGGCCTCGGCCTTGACTTGAGAAAGATCCGAACTAAGGATAGCAAGGGGCAGCTTACCCTGGCACTCACTTCGGAAGATGCGGAAATGTTCAGGGCAGCCAGGGAACGACAGGGCTTTTCGGACAAACCGAAGCCCGTTGCGAACGGCGATGGCTGGTTCTACGTCGTGCAGATAATGCCGGATGTCGAGCCCCGGCGCGTCAAGCTGGGCTTCGCGTCGGATGCACAGAATCGGCTCAATGCTTTCAGGACCGTATCACCCTCGGCAGAACTGGTGAAGTCCTGGCCCTGTAAAAGAGGTTGGGAACTGACCGTGATTGATTCGGTGACGAGGTATGGGTGTGAATGGCTAGGCGGGGAAGTCTTTGACTGTGACGATTTGGAAAGTCTCGTTGGGAATTGCGAGGCTTTCTTTTTGATAATGCCAGAGGTACAGGGAGTAAATTGTGATTGAAGTAACTGCTGGTGACGTGCTGGACGGCGAGAAATTACTTGACTTATTAGGCTGTAGACGTGATCCACTACCGGGGGAAAGTTTCAATGACGCTTGTGCTAGATTGAAAAAGGCTGGACCTCGACCCAGTTATCGTTTATATGTAGTACGTGATGGTGATGTAGTGTTTTATGTGGGCCAGAGTCAGAATGTGATCAACCGATTATGGGATCATTTAGGTGAAGGGTGCTGGGCGCGGGTGCAAGGAAAATCGAATTTAGGCCGACTCATAAAATTCAACCTGCCCGCGTCTCGTGTCTGGCAAATAGAATTGCTGACGGTTGAGGATTGTCAGGATTACGGTGAGACGTATGGTGATGTAAGCCGGGCGGAACAATTACTGATTGATTATCATTCGCCATACCTGAATGTGAAAGGTAACCGAGCATCATCAGGTCTGTTGCCAGAATGCTATAAAACACCTTGGGTCCGACGTTGAGGTGTGAGGTGAGTCTTTACATAGAGCATTTGAACTTGTCTTGACAATACCGCATACCGTGGTATAATGTTCTTGAGTGGCCTGTGGCGGTCAGATTCTAACTAATCACGCGAGTTCGGGGAAGTTTGCAGACATCCTAATCTAGCATAACCTGAGCGAACCTGGCGACGTTTGAGATTTTACGGCACTTACACTTAAATTTGATACCTGAAACCCGCACCAAGATGGACATACTGTAATATCAATATGACCATTTTAACGCCTTAGCGGGCGACGTGGTGGGTCGGTTCATTATAACGGGGGATGAACGTGGTGAGATTTTCTGAGGCAGAAGTTCGTGAGGCGTATCGACAAGTTAAGAAGAACGTGAAGATTTTTGAGGCTGTAAATCAGTTTGGCCTTTGCAGCATATCCGTGTTCGTCGGTGATCAAGATGCGCAGATAATCGTATCAGGATTGGTGAAGACCGGCGAACGTCCCGAGGATTTCTTCATCAATGATTTTGTGGATAGCCCTGCTGTTTTTATAGAGGATCCCGATAAACTCGGCTGGGGTAGGTGGGTTGGCTTGATAGACAACCAAGCAATTGATTCTGAGGAGCAGCAAACGAAAGAATTCAGCTTCCCCGTCCGCCTGAGGATCAATGGGCAGAAGGTCTGCCTTTCGTCCATAGTCATGTCGGACCACTGGGTTTACCCATCTGGGTACAGCACTATCGGAGGGAAATGGACCGGGTGGTCTCTGAAGATTGAGTCGTCCGATAGAATGCCAGTTTCTCATCGAGATAAGTGCAACGTCTCCGTTTCTGTCGGGAGCCTCGACTTCGATGGAGTGGGTCGGTTGGAGAAGACCGCGACAGGAGTTTCAGGCGTCGTTTACTGGTTCATGGGCAAGCGGCCTTTTGAGCTCACCGGGTCCTGGCTAGAGTCGGAAGAAAACCCTCTCCTCGCCCACGGTTTCCTGGCCGGGGTTCTGGCCGGGCGGGACGACGGATGATGGCCGAGAAGAAAATGGTCCCCGTCTGCCGGCATCGAGGAAATAATTATGATGGGAAAATATAGGCGAAAAGGGGCGAAGAAGAGGCTGACCCCCGTCTGCCGGCACTGCGGCAAGGCTCTGGTCATGGACCGGGAGAGCGGCCTGCAGGCCTGCCCTGAACACGGGGTGCAGCGGCGGTATTCGTGGGCGGCGGGAGGGAAAGTAAAGGAGAATAAACATGGATAAGATTTACATATGGATAGCATGGCATTTGCCTAAAGTGGTCGTGAAGTGGTGTGCAATTAGGATGAGTGCTTTTGCTACTCGGGGGCTGTACAGCTCAATGGATGTATCAGATCTGCGCATAATTGATGCATTGGATCGTTGGAATTTGGCAGATTAAGGGACTACGCTAAAAAAAGGAAGGTCAAAATGTTTTTCATAGGTTCAATCAGAAGGTTCCTGTTTACTCCATTTCCTAGTCGCTGGAACGCCCGGGTGCGGGATGTGACAGCGCGACTTGAGGGAACCTGGCTCATTCGCAGCGAAAAATAGTTGGATGTGTATGGGGCGGCGGGAGGAAAAGAATAAGAGGCATGAGAGCAATATTGAATCCATATCTGAAGTTAAGGAAGTCACGTTATATGCATTTCTACTTCCCTCGGCGCAAGGATGACGATGGGATAATGAGACGATTCTTTGATTTCCTGAGACACGCGCGGCCGGCTTATAGATTGTGGCTGGAGCGTGAGGCTGAGCGCGAGAATGCCATCAAACTGGCGAAAAGGCTGTCCGATCTTGGTTTCACTTGGGGAGGGGGCTGTCCTGCCCGAGACGTAAGCCCGGCTTTGAAATTAGCCCAGCGGTACGGAGTAGAATTCCACGTCGGCCTGGCCTACTGCGATTGTCGGGCAGTGTTGCCACAGAGTCAATGGGTTCGACCGCCTGATCCTGCTACCGACCCGTTCTTGTTCGGGATTTTTTACAGGCAACCTTTGGAGCAAATATCTGAGGTTGTCGCCTTTGGTTTCTCTGTCCAGGAGGCGGTGTGCAAGTGCTTGGAGAACGCGGCGAGGGCGAAGGTCGTGGACCCGAACTGATGGATACAAGGGCTTACTCTTTGCCACGAAAGCGATCACGCTACCTGCGCTTCTGCTATCACGTTCGGCGTGTCTACTGCCACCTGCACCCGTTCATCAGGGCACGCTGTCGGTATGGTGAGGACGGACGGATCATAGTTTACTCTCCGAATCGTCACCAGTGGATCATGCGCCATGCGTCGCTCATCAGTCACGGTGTCCCGTTCTTCTTCGAGCCGTGGGTGAACCCGGACGACCTGGAGTACTTGCCCACGGATAGGTCGTTTGTCGTGGCATTGTGTCAGAGGTTCGTGCATGAGCTTGTAAGGACTGAGTGGGGGAAGATTGCTTATAGGCGTGCTCTACGACAGTTTAGCAGAGCAGGCTATGACTTAGAATGGGTAAAGACGTGGAGCTATGAGGACACAATTGCTGGGGGGCAGGAAGTTGCAAAATGGCACTGAAAACTGAGCACACGCTAATCGCCATCGGCTTCATGTCCCATTATCACGTCTATATTGATGTGCCCTTAGATGAAGCCAAGCGCAGGTGGAAGGCTGAAGAGGAAATGGACATAGATGGTGAATTTGTGACTGTGGAAGTGGTGCGTGCCAAAGACGAATTTGAGGCTTATGCGATATGGGAGACGTGAACTTGCGGGAGTTTGACGCCTGGATAGCGGAGCATGTGTTCGGGCATCAACTCAAGTACATAGATGCGCCGATTTCACAAAACGTGTACGTATTTTATCTTGTGAGAAAGCCCGCGTCTGAGGAAAATGAGTGGACTGAGGAAGAAGACTGGTGGGAAGTTCCGTTTTACTCTGCACAACCCGTTGACTTCGCCCTCATCAAGCGCGGGATTGAAAAGCGTTGGTGGGGCTGGGACGTTAGCCGAGAAAATGGGCCCAAGGCTTCTTTCCGGTTTACAGTCCATGTACCCCAGGGTATGCCGGGTCAATACTGCCGTGAGTTTAAGGGGTATGCCAATACTGAAGAATTGGCTGGCTGCTTGGCTCTGAAGGAGGCGGTGAAGGCGACGGAGAAAGCCGCAGAGGTGACGGATGGCTGAAGTTCGCAGGCATGCGGAAACTGTGAGCTTGTCGCTAAAACTCATAAGACAACTTGCGTCTGGTGTTACTTCTCTTAAAGAAGAATTGGAGCATGTGGAAGTTATTTTGGAGAAGATTATACATACTATGGATCTTCATGGTGCGAGCGTTTTCGGCTTCAATGCAGTTGCTCTGGATAAAGAGGAATGGAATGGCCTCTATATAGAATTGACTGCCTTATTGGTACGCATCAAGGAAGTTCTGGGGGAGGAATCTAATGGACCGAATTGAACTGTCCGTGTTCCTGCGGCATTACGCGGTTTCGTTGAGGGAAGCGCTTGAAGCGGTCAAGTCTGAACTGCCGGCTGAGTTGGCGGAAGAGGTGACTCATCCGAGGGATTATCTGTACAGGATTGAAGGACTGGGGGGGAATATACAGCGAACTACAGAATATCCTATCTTAAAGAAACTTGAGAAACTTCTGACCACGATGGAAGACGACCTGACCATGCTGACGTTGGGTCCCGGGATGTCGCAGCCCGGCCGCCCCATACAGGATTATTTTAAGAATGATTGAAGGTGTCTTAAAGAAAGTACAAAGAACACTATACAGAGGTGAAGCATGAATTTGCGACAATTTTTCAAGTCCTTGACTCAGCAGCCAGTTCACAAGAAACTTGAGCCGCGCCAATCTTGGGAGAGATCAGAGTTTGACGTTGCAAAGAGACGGCGTCGGCCAGGCGAATCAGTTATGGGCGTTTGGGAGAGAGAGAGAAGCGAAGATGGAGAGGCTTATAGGGAAATCGTACAGACTATCAGTACCGGGCACGAAACTTTACCAGAACTTGCCAAGAAAGTCTACCTACATTTCAAAGAGAATGAGAAAGAAGGAAGACGCATCCTAAAACTTGAAAAGAGTCTTGGATCTTACGTGCCAGTTCTAAAGAAACTTGGTCTAACAGAGATAGAGCTAAGCGGCAGAGAATCAGAATCACTTCTCTACGGTCCTACAATAGACTTTGAACTAGATGGTCTGAAATTAAGAGCGGATTATGAATATAACGGGGATTTCTCGGGTTTCCTCCGATTCTGGGCTGATTGTCCTTATTGCGGAATTGAAGTTCTATCTAGGCCGTGCTATGGCTTATATTCTCTTGGGCTTTACCTTGAAAATTTTGTGCCTGATTCGGAGTTTCACGAATGCCCGATAGAGCTTGAGCAGAATCAATGTAAACTGAACGAGGAATATATACGGAAGGCTGTGAAGACTGTAAGACAGTTTGGTTTTGAGGTTTCACTAATGGAGAAGAAAAAGAATGATTGAAGGCGTCGTCCTCAAGCCCCTCGTCACCTACCCCGACGAACGCGGCTTCTTCCGCGAGGTCGTCCGGGCCAGCGATGGATTCTTCGCCGAGGGTTTCGGCCAGCTCTCGCACAGCTTCATGCGGGCTGGCGTCGCCAAGGCATGGCACGTCCACAGCCGGCAAGTGGACTGGTGGTACGTCGTGTCCGGCTGCCTCAAGGTGGCGCTGTACGACCTGCGGTACGCGGCACCCTGGCCGGAATTCTCGGCGTCCCAGGTGGAGCACCGCGAGTTCTCAGATACTGCCGGTGAACTGCTGGAATTGTTCCTCGGTGACGGCCACCCGGCTCAGGTGCTGCGCATCCCGCCCGGCGTGGCGCACGGGTGCAAGGCGCTGGAGCCGACGCACCTGCTGTATATCACGAGCCTGGAGTACGACGGGACCAACGAGGGGCGGTTGCCGCACGACGTTTCGGGCATAGATTACGACTGGCTGAGCGGGCCGGAGGTGACGTAAGCAAATGAAAGCATCTTATTATCTCACGACTGCTGATGGTCAGACGAAACCCGTTGAGAACGTAGTTGGCCTGGCCCGCTACCTGGGCGATGCCGCGCTGGCCCGCAAACTGGAGGCCCTGGCCGAGCGCCTCGACCCGGCCGCCTGGCGCGTCGTGCGTTCGTGGGCCGAGCAGGAAGCGCCGGGCGCGCTGCGTCTGGTGGACCGGAAGAGGCTGAAACCGTGAGGAGAAAAATCATGACAAACCAGAGTGAACTGACCAAAAACAAGGCAACCGACCGGATAGCCGAGGCGTTTCTATGGGTTATCTGTGCCGCGTTTGCTATCTTCATCCTCGCCCTTTCCCTGGGCATTTCGGTCGTGGTGTTCAGGTTCCTGGTGGGGCTTGGCTGTGGATGACTGCCTGCTCTGCCATGCCGAAGCAAGTGAGGTGGTAAGTGAAGAATGAGAAGAAGTACCCTTGGTTTCCAGAGGAGGGATCCTTTCCATGGTGGATAATCGTGATTTCTTACTTCATCTTTGCTGTCGACACAATAGTGCGTTTCTTCTGGCCCAGTCTCTGCCTCAAAGAGATAGCGATTTTCCTGGTTCAGGTTCTGCCATGAATGGACATAAATATGGATGACTGTCTTCTCTGCAAAGCCGAAAAATTGACCACTTGGCACTACGAGGACGCCGGCTTCTTTATCTGCGACTGCCTGACCTGCGGCGTGCCGATGGCCGTGATGCGGGTCCACGCGCTCAGCCCGCTGGACGACATGCGCGACGCGATCAAGCGGGAGCTGACCCGCGTCGCAAACGCCCGCTACGGGCCGGGCAACTGGCGCTACGACTTCGAATTGCGGGGCATCAAGGACCACTGGCATGTTCACGCGAGGCCGAGGTGATCGATGGTTACAAAAATGTACAGGCCCAAGCGTTCTTGCCCGAGAAATCTAGGGTCCTGGTATTGCGATGACTGTCGGGCTAGATGCCTTGACGAATCGTCCTCGAGTGATTATCCTGTCGATCTTGAGGGTTGTGATAAGAAATTAGGTGACCGGGTATGCGGGCAGACGCATCTGGGCTATGAACTGTGCCCTGAGTGTGAAGCCGAGGGTCGTGAGAAATCGCTGCACGTGAATGAATATGAGGTTGTGGCCGTGATCAGGAGTTCAAAGTGATCAGTGTTTCAGAGTTTGCCAGCATCGGTCAGGATGTGACCATCTGGCCCCTGGCCAAGATAGTGTCGCCCGAGGTCATATCCATCGGCGATTCGGTCATCATAGATGATTTCGTCTTTATCGTAGGCGGTGAGGAAACCGTCATCGGCAACTTCGTGCACATCGCCTCTTTCACGTCCATCACCGGTGGCGGCAAGTTCGTGATGGAGGATTTCACTACCCTGTCAAGCGGGGTGCGAATTTTCACGGGCAATGATGACTACTCCGGGGGGTGCCTGACGGGTTCGGCGGTTCCTGCTCCCTACCGTATACCAATTCGTTCCTTCATATGCATTAGGAAGCATGCAATCATCGGGGCTGAGGCGGTGATCCTGCCGGGTGTAACTATCGGCAGGGGCGTGGTCATCGGAGCGAACTCACTCGTCAAGAAGGACTGTGAGCCGTGGACGGTCTATGCCGGGTCGCCTGCGAGGGCTATCAAGTCCCGCCCGAAAAAACGCATCCTTGAGCTTGAGGACCAACTACGTGATGAACTCTATGATCTGGAAGGAAACTACGTCTCGAAACTTGATAGGGAGCAATGGGGATGATGAAGATATGTGTACAGGACCTTGCTGTATTTGGCGGCGCCCCTGCGTTCTCGGAGAAACTTCACGTCGGCTGTCCTAATATTGGCGACAAAAAACTTTTAATGGAACGTATCAATGATATTCTTGACCGGCGATGGCTGACGAACGATGGTCCCTACGTTCAGAGATTTGAGTATGAAGTTGCCGAATTGGTGGGTGTCAAGCACTGCATCGCAGTGTGCAACGGGACGATGGCTCTAGAGCTCGCGATACGAGCCATGGATTTGACGGGTGAAGTTATCATTCCCTCGTTTACTTTCATCGCCACGGCTCACGCTCTCTGGTGGCAGGGGATCAGGCCCGTCTTTTGCGATATTGACCCGGCGACTCACAACATTGACCCCCGCCGAATAGAGGAGAAGATTACGCTGCACACGAGCGCAATCATCGGTGTGCACGTCTGGGGGCGCCCATGTGACGTGGAGACTCTCACCGAGATTGCCCAAGAACATGAACTTCGGTTGATGTTTGACGCGGCGCACGCATTTGATTGCTCCTATCAGGATCGCATGATCGGTAGTTTTGGGGACGCCGAGGTCTTCAGCTTCCACGCCACTAAGTTTCTCAACACGTTTGAGGGCGGTGCAGTCGTTACCAACGACGATGACCTGGCTACCAGGATTCGCCTGATGAGAAACTTCGGGTTCGCCGGAGAGGATAACGTCGTCTGCGTCGGCACCAACGGCAAGATGAACGAAGTGTCGGCGGTGATGGGTCTGACGGGGCTTGAAAGTCTGGAAGAATTCATCGCCGTGAATCACTGCAACTACGGATTGTATCGGCATCTACTAGAAGACATTCCAGGCATTCAGTTCGTGGCTTATGATGAGGCTGAGCAAAATAACTATCAATATATCGTTCTGGAGATAGACGACAGGATTATACAAATTAGCCGTGACCAATTAGTAGAAATTCTGCGTGCTGAGAATGTCCTGGCCCGGCGTTACTTCTACCCCGGTTGCCATCGGATGGAGCCCTACTGTTCCTATTTTACTCACGCGGAACTTTTCCTGCCCGAAACAGAGAGGCTCGTGGAACGTGTGCTGTGCCTGCCCACGGGTACGGCGGTCGGGGTAGAGGAGATCAGGGAAGTCTGCCAGATCATTCGATTCGTCGTGGAGCACGGGGCTGAGATCAGGTCAAGATTACAAGTGTGAAAGTGAGGAATTAGATGATTTCGTCGGGCATTATTTTCCAAGAAGATGAGATCACAGGGAAATTACAGGCGTTCCCTCATTATCTGGTACTGAACGGGAACGACGAAGATCAAGTGGTGAAGGCTTACAACATATTTGACGGCGGGTATAATCTGGGCATGAGCTGCTGGAGACTGCTGAAAGCCACGTTTTACGATCTAGTGAAACACTCCAATGCATTTTGGGAATTGGTTGCCGTGGACGTTAGTACTGATGATCGTGCTACATTTGGTAAATCTCGTTCCAGGCCCATAGTTCGTGTACTTCATGTCCCATTTTCAAAGTGCGTTGTGGACGAGAAGGAAAATCTGACGTATATGCCTTCCACAGATTCAGCTACTCTGATGCACAAATCAAGATTTATTCAGTTTACAGATTTGTTGTTAGAAGACGAACGGGTTGAGGGCAATGAAGAAATCCTAGTCAAGCGTGCGGTAGAGAGAATTCTTCCTGAAGACATTGACGTCGTCTTGGCGACGAGGGCTCCCGATGGACAAATTTAACGTGACCGACATCCCGCCCTGGATACGCCACTTCTTAGTACACGTCGTTAAGCGCTGCGCGAACATCCTGGTGAAGTGGATTGAGGACATGCAAAAGGCAGGCGGAGGGTGAGCATGGTTTTAGACTTATTGAGACCCTGGGCTCGCAAAGTCGAATTAAATGAAGCCTGGCTGGAACGGCTGGCTGATCCCGCCCTGAAACTCCTTGACATTATCCTTGCCGAAGAGGTTATGGGTTGGCGTCTTGCCCCGATGTTCAAGTGGGCGCCAGCCTGGCTACGGTTTGACCAGAATCTAGTCAGGGAAACCTGGACTGGCTATTGGTTTACTCAAGTTGACATCCCGCCCTTTGAGTTACCGAAGCTTGAGCGGATCGATGAGGACGGAAAGCACCAGAGCACATTTTTCCGGGGGAGGGAATGGTGCCCGACCCGGAATCTTGCTTGCGTGGACGTGCTGAGATCCAAACTCGGACTTCACGAGTTCGTCTTGCATTTCAAGCCCGAACCTGACCGTTGCCGAGCAGAATTGACGTCTGCTGGTAGGACATCTGGTGTCATTAGGCCGACGCAGTCCTGGGCGATGTCTGAGGCTGTATACAAATGGTTTCAGGCCGAGGATGAATAATTAGTCCCTTGAACTTTTCGGCATTTTAAGGTATAATAAGTACTAATAGCTCAGAGGAGGCTAAAGATGAACGACGAATTGAACGAACAACAGCAGAAGGCTTGGAGCCGTGTCGTCAAAGTCTGGCAAGATATCTTCAGAAAGGATATTTCCGCTCAGGTTAGTCCTAGTGTAGTTCTGAGCCTGGCCGAAGAAAACGGGATTGATCTTCTTACAGCAGAAGAGGGTGTCCTGTTAAATGTAGTTAATCAAGCCAAGATAAAATCATTCTACTCATAGATTCCAAATCAAACGTATAAACTTGTAGTCAAGGAACTAGCCGGAAGATTCACAATCTGTCCATCTTCTCGGCCGTAGGCCCGCTTAAGCTCGCCTCAATTGAGGTGGGCTTTTTTTCTATTCTCAACGGAGGTCGGGCATGTCAGGGGACAAGTCCAAACAGTACAAGCTATTAGCGGTGGGAGAAATCGGTGGTCCTGTGAAGTGGGTCTCACCTAAGCGGAAATGGTACGTTCGCCTTGAACTTTGGATGCAATCCTGCTTGGTGCATTTGGCCTTTCTGACCGCAGGATTTCTGATGGGATTGGCCGTGGCTTATTTCTAGACGAATTGAGATGAGAAATGTTTAAGCACTTGGCGAAGTTCGAAAAGATCCTGGTCACCGGCCCGCAACGGTCGGGCACCAACATTTGCGCTCGGATGATTGCGCATGACACGGGCCACGTGTTCGTGTCAGAGGACGCGATAGCTCCCTCTGACTCTGGGCTTAAAGAGCTCAATGTTCTGTTCCAGCAGGATCTGAAGTTCGTCGTGCATGGACCTTACTTCTGCCGACACGCGCATGAGTTTGCCATCCCCGGGTCATTGATTGTCTTAATGATCCGTGACCTGAAAAGTATATACGAATCGCAGGAGCGGGTAGGCTGGCGTTATGGGCAGATGGATCTCAGCAAGCAGTATGATTCATTTCCGGTAGGGCGGCTAGTGATCAGTCAGGTGGTGCAGGAATTGAAGGAAGTGAATCCCGATAAGATAATTGCCGGGGTGAAGTATCATTTCTGGTCTGAATACCAAAGATTATGGATTAAAGATTATCTTGAGGTTTCATTTGATTCGCTGACTGAACATCCATTGTGGGTACCGAAGGAACAGCGCGCAGATTTCACTTTCCACCAGACGAAGGTAGACGAGATTCCAGAATTTGAGGAAGCCGGGAATGGCTAAGCGAGCAGCGCGGGCGAAAACCGAGGCGGGCGATGGTAACCTGCCCGTCGAGGCCAAGGCCCTGACGCCCCAGCAGGAAATCGACGAGCTGTCGATCCAGCCCCGCGCCCAGCCCAAGGCGGTGCCCGAGACGACGGCATCCGTCATGTGGTTCGTTCAGTCGGGCGGTGACGACGAGATTGCTGCTTGGTGGTCTGAACAGCGGGATGTGGGTCTGCGTGAATTCTGGATGCTGCCCGGCAATGACATCCTGGCTGGGGCGGTATCCTCGATGGTTAAAAAGTTCAAGGCGATGTCCTGGGTCGTCGAAGGTCCCCAGCGTGTCGTCGGACACTACCAGAACGTCCTGTCCGAGGCCGAGTTCGGGCATGGCTGGGGCACGCTGCTGGGCAAGACGCTGACCGACTACCTGACCCAGGACAAGGGCGCCTTCTGGGAACTCATTGGGCGGGGGAAGCCCGACGAGGCCATCGAAGGGAAAGTCCTGGGCGTCGCACACCTGGACTCGGCCGCCTGCCAGCTCACCGGCGACCCGGTCTATCCTGTGCTCTACCGCACGCCAAAAGATAAGATCAGCCACAAGATGCACGCGACGCGCGTGGTGCACCTGGTGGACATGCCCAGCCCGAACCAGGGCATGAACTCCATCGGCTTCTGTGCCGTTAGCCGCGTCATCGCCGCCTCGAACGTGCTGCTCAAGCTGGCCAAGTACAAGAACGAGAAATTATCTGACTTGCCCCAGTCCGGTCTACTGCTCTTTAACAATCTGATGCCCACGAAATGGGAAGATGCCACGGCCAACTACCAGCGAGAGCGGCGGCGAATGGGTCAGGAACTATGGACGAATGTGATGACCCTGTTCGGCATCGACCCCGCCCATCCAGTGAGCGCCGAGTTCATCAACTTTGCTGGGCTGCCTGATGCCTTTGATGAGCGAGAGGCGACGGACATCTACGTCAACATCGTCGCCCTGGCGTTCGGCGTGGACGTGCGCGAGTTCTGGCCGCTCTCGGCCGGGCCGATGGGCACGGCGGCCGAGACGCTGATAATGCACCAGAAGGCGCGCGGCAAGGGCGTGGGCGACATCGTCAGCACGCTGGAGCGGGTCGTCAACTGGAAGATATTGGCGCCGTCTGTCTCGTTCGGGTTCGACTTCCGCGACGACGAGGAGGACCGGCAGCGGGCCGAGCTGGACAAGGCGCGCACAGAGACCATCATGTCGATGTGGCAGCCGCCTAAAGCCGAGGGCGAAGAAATGCCGGTGACGCGCGCCGAACTGCGGCAGATGCTGGCCGACAACGTAGGTGACTACTTTAAGGAGGACTTCCTGGAGGTGGACGTCACCGAGGAAGTCGAAGCCACCGACACGGAACGTGAAGAAAAGCAGATGATGCGGGACCGGTTCGGCCCGAGGGTGAGCATGGACCATAAGGGGGTCGTGCGGCCTCTTGACGGGCGGCGAAACGGGCGTCTCGCGGTTGACGAAGTTTTGACCGCTGTTGAGCATAATTACCGGGCTGGTTTGGTAGAGGCCGAGGATTTGGCCGAGTTCGCCATGGGTGAACTGCTGGACCGACGGAGGGCCAATGGCGGTTAGAAAAGCTACCATTGCGGGTTACCGTCAGGCCCTGCGCGGGGCGGTGCGCGGGTTGTGGTCGGGCGTCATAGACAGCAGCCAGTTCGAGGAGATAGTGCGCGATTCGGTTTACCGGGGCTTGAACCAGGCCTGGCTGAAGGGCGCGGCGCAGTGCGGCATTGCCGAGGAGGACTTGACGCTTGACGAGTGGGAGGTGCTGAGCAAGGCACTGGCGGAGGAGATTAGCCACATTCGGAATCTATCCGAGCGAGTCGAGGGTAATAGCAAGGCAAAAGGCGGGAAAGTCACGCCACTGCTGGCTCACTTGTCGCTGTGGGTGAACCGCTACACCGACGTGCAGAACCAGGCCAAGGTGATGGCCTGCAAGGACAAGAAGCTAATTTGGATTTTCAATCCGCAGAAGGAAAATTGTAATACTTGCAAGAAATTACACAACAAGGTCAAGCGGGCGTCGTACTGGAAGCGGATCGGACTCCGCCCGCAGAATCCTCCGAACGACATGCTGGACTGCGGTGGGTGGGAATGTGGTTGTCGTTTAGAGGTGACGGATAAGCCGGTGAGCAAGGGGAAATTGCCGAGTGTGAGAGGACCTAAACCTGTTGAACCAACGCGCAAAGTACAGCCACGTAAACCGGGCCAGGCTCCCGAGGGTAGAGATGTAACTTCCGAAAAACTTGACGAATTCTTAATGAAGGATCTCGGTCCCGGCTCTTGGGAGGATGTATCGCAGGATACTAGAGCACGAGCCAAGCACGAATTAGTGACAACTTTGGCAGAACGTACTGGCCTTGACTACGAGGAAGTGAATAAGTTTGTTTACCAATGGTCTAAGTCATCTAATGATGAAGACATGCGTTCTCTCATGATCCAAGTAGCATCATCAGAGGAATTTGGAATTCCGCTATCCGATTTCACTAAAGGAAGGATTGCTGAGCTTGAGGAAAAACTCAAGATTTTTGAACAATATCATTTGGATGTGGGCCCTGAATTACGTCCCCTGATGGGTATGGATCGCCAGAAGAGACTTCTTCGGGTTATGTACGATAGAACTCAAGAAAAGCTCAAAGAAGCTGGCTTTAAGCCCGACGATGTGATAAGGCTTCGAAGAGGAGTTGGGCTGCCAGTAGAGGTGGTGAAGGATTGGAAGCGGGGTGGAATAAAGAATATTGTAGGCAATCCACTGGAAAGTTGGTCTGTAGGCCAGGAGGCAGCAGAATATTTTGCTCGTGATGCAACTCGCCGTGGTCAAGTGGGAATAGTTTTTGAGATTGATATGCCTATCAGTTCGATCATATCGTCGGCACGAACTGGGCTTGGCAGCTTACCCGAAGGTGAATTTGTGGCCGTTGGAAGTATACCTGGTGAAGCAAAAGTGATTAAAGGACTCAAACCGGAGAGAGTATGGCAACAAGAATAAAGGACCTGATCAATATTGGGGATACTGACGAAAACGCGGACTGGACCAAAACAAAGAAGAATCGCAAAGAAGAGCGTCAGATATACGAAGAACTAAAACGAAAAAATAAGAAGTCCGACTAATATGAGAACTATCCTGACACGTCTGCTGTCTCAAATGATAGACTGGCTGACTTCCCTGCGGGACCGGCTCGCAGGCGAAGTTGAGACGCCCGTAATGCCGCCCGAGCCGGGTGATGGGAGAGGATAAGCTAATGCCGTCTACTGGAAAAGTCACCGCTGAGGAAATGGCCAGTGCTGTCCTCGTCGTTCGCTGGCTTGCAGACAACGACGTGGTGAAGGTAGCACTGACGGGCACCCTGGATAGTGGATCGCCGCAGGAATTGTTGGTGGACTCCACGGTCGGTGCGCTGTCGGTCATAGACACGATACACCACGAGATTCACGAGGGCGTCGCATTTGAGGCGTCCTATAAATCGCCGGACGGATCGGAGCTCGCGGACAATGAGACGCTGGAGATACTGTTCGTCATGGGTGCCACCAAAGAGGCCCACGTCACGTTCATCGCAGCGGCGGTCGGAAACTTCGAGTTGAGACTATCTGAGGTCACGGTGGGCGCGAACGGCACGGCTCTAGAAGTTAACAACTTGAGCGCAGTCATTGATACCGCTGCTGAAGTGAGGATTTTCCATACTCCGGTTCTTCCGGTCATCGTCCGCACCTACCTCGATGTGTGGATGCCCGGCGGGACCGGCGGGAAAATCCAGGGCGGCAGCACCCGCGAAGAAGTCGAGCACGTCTTCGCCCCGAATAAGAATTATCTGTTGCGCCTGACGAACCGGTCGGGCGGTGCCCAGCCCGCCAGCGCGCACGTCCAGTGGTACGAGGTGTGATGGAAACAGATCAGAAAGTTACTTTTGAGGAAATGGATGCAGGTCTCATCGGGCGGAAGCCCGACGATTCCTTGCTCGATACACATCGACACACGCACGGCCTCGCCAAGTTGGGCGATGTTGATTGTACTGAACTGAAGCGTGTCCACAGTCTGGTCGTGGCAGAGATGAAGCGGCGCGAGATGAATCACGATTCGCCATTGGAATGCACTGGGGCGAAAGCTGGCCTGTGCCTCCAGCCGCCGCACGGCTTTCTGCTCTGGCGCGGCAAGAAAACGGCCATCGCCGAACCGCCGAATTTCGTAGAACAATACGGTGACAAGGCAATTGACATGCCGCTGGTCGTCGTCTCGGGCGATGAAGCCTACGGCGTCGTGATATTAGGTAAGCCAGCATCTATGACGGTGGAAGAATTCGACCGGCGCGAGTGGACCGAACAGCACCGGGTCAGACCGGAGGAACGCAAGGAATGGTGGCTCGGCGCAGAAATGCTGCACGTCTACCCGATCAAGGATTGGAAACCTTACCCTGAATCGCGTCCTATTGTCGTCCCACAGGATGCTCAGGGCTATGTGCATGCCGTTGAATTCAAGGCGTACCGCCCGCCTACCGAACAGGAACAGGTACTCATCACGAAGGGAAAGCGACTCCCTAAGACCATTGTGCTGACGCCGAACGCCGTGTCGTTGACCGGCTCGCAAATCTACGGGCAGCAAGCGGCGCAGGATACTGACCTAGTCGTCGTCGGCGCGGATTGGCGTGAGGACGAGGAACAATTTGTGGTACCCTTGACGCCTACCTTCAAGGAGAAGGTGGAGCGGGTATTGAAAGCCGTGTTTGGGATTGATAACGAAGTCCAGTACATTGCCGAAGGCGCGGGCGCGACGTTCGACTATCTACCGCTCTACGACCTGGCGCTGGTGCGCCGGCCCCGGCTGGAGGTGGAGCACGTCAGCGAGGCAGAGCCAGACTTCGCCGCGCTGTGCTACGATAAGAAGGCGACGACGGAGGGGACGAGCGGCGGGAATGTGCAAGTCAAACAAGAGTCGGAAGACGACCCGGCAGCCGCGCCCTCCGCGTCCAAGGCCGCGTCGCTATTAGATTACCCTGACGAGGGCAAGGGTTCACGCTTCGTCTTCCAACATCACTACCGAGGAAAAAGTGTCCATGGTGACTTTCGGGTCGAGACCGGGGATTACCTGGTAGGCTGGACGGTAGCCGACCAAATCACAGGCGCAATCAAAGAGTCCGTCACGACGATGGCCGACGCGAAACGCGAGAACGCCGACGCTGGTAACTGGAAGATGGACCTGAAGACGGGCCTCATCAAGCCACGCAAGATCAGGGGAGGAACCGTTAGGCGGGGCGAGTTACGCGCCTTCCCCAAGGCAACCGAAATTCCCGAGGCTTGGCTGGACGTGGAGGGCGTGACGGAGAAGCCCGAGCCCGGCGAAGTAACGCCGGTAGGGGCGACTACTGAATTCCCTGGCGTGTTCACCATCATCGAAAAGGGGACGGTGGAGCACGGGGCCAAGAAAGCTACATTCCAAGAATACTTCGTCCACGGCAAGAAGTGGGCCGACCAGCGCTGGATGTTCAGGACACTGGAACGCAAAGAAGATGAAAAGGGCGTCTCGTTCATCGATGTTGAGACAGGAGAAGTCCTGGACGGGTGGGAGGAATTATTTGAGTCCCTTGAAAAGGCCGCGGTTCTCCCGCCGGGTCAAGAGGAAGAGGAACCGCGGACTAAGACTTTCTGGGTGCTGATGCAGCCCGAGGACCAGACGCCTTACGTGCTGGGGAGGGAAGCCGTCAAGAAAGGTTGGCTCCCGCCCAAGAGCGTGTCGGCACTGCCCAAGTCCATCCGCAAACATGTGCCGGAGAATCTCCAGTACTGGAAATCCAGCGGTAAGGCAGCGCTGGCGAAGCGCAGGGAACTGTCCGAGCTAGACATCCGAGAACTGGGTGGGCCGGAACTGAAGGAGGATGAATCCATGTACACGTATTCCTGCAAGACGTGTGAGAAAGAATTTGAGAGCAAAGTCGCCTTGGAGCAACCGGTTTGTTTGGATTGCGGGAATGTTCCGGACGAGAAAGCTGGCCGGCGCCTGCGTGGTGACAAGCTGGGCCTGCTGACCGAAATTAGGGATGGCTTTGACAGCTTGATGGAACGCTTGAAGGAACTCATCTCTTGGGGCGGTTACGACGACGAGCAACCGAGCACGCTGGCTGACCTGTTCAAGGGTGATACGGGCTTCGCCGTCAAGGAAGTGGAGGGTGTAAGTTGGTTCTTCACCTGGACAACGAATGCTTTTGAGGATCGACAGAAGGAAATCTTTTCTACGCAAGCACTTGAGCACTACGTATCTGAGAATAATGAGAAGGAAGATAAAGGTACTTTCAACCTATGGCATATCAATGACGGTGCTGGTACCAATTTTGCCCGTAAGGAATGGCAAGCCGTAATAGGCCGGTTCCTGGTCGAGGCCGGGCCATTCTTGGACAATCACCAAGGACACAGTGCCACGAAATTCTTTACGCAAAATCCAGAAGCACACTCGGCCCTGGCCCCCGAGGGTTGGGGATGCTCGCCGGAGTACAAATATCTGCCAGAGGAGCGCGAGACGGGAATTTACGATTGGATCTGGATCGTTCGTACATCTATCCTGCCCAGAGCGGCAGCAGCGAACATCTGGACGAAAGCCACGGAGGTAACGACCATGGCTATGACGGATCAACAGAAAGAAATGGCCGACGCCATCTTCGGCAAGGACTGGGTACAGACGAACCTGATCCAGGAAGGAGACCGTCGGACTAAGGAACTCGAAGAGGCGGATATCGCTCACAAGGGCGAGACGCCTGAACCGGAAGTCAAACCGGCCGCTGAACCCGAGACGGACGAGAAGCGCCTGGACGCCAAGTTCGGGAACGCGCTCAAGGAAATCGCGGCCGAAGTGGACGACGATGCTACCAAGAAAGCGATTCTCGCGGTCGCCAGCGAACTTACTGAGGATAATGCCGAGGACCAGGCTAAGACGCTGAAGATGCTGGCCGGAAAGCTCAAAGGTGCTCTCAAGACGCGCCTGTCGAAGATTGCGACTGCGCTGGCTGCTGGGGAAGGCTACCCTGCACCGGGCGAAGAAATCTCGGAATCAGAGGAGAAAGAACAGCCGACTCGGGTCGAGATAGACATCGAAGCCCTGGCCGAGAAAGTCGCTAAATCCTTTGGGGCCAACCTGGCCCCTATGGCCGAGGCGGTAGCCTCGCTGGCGGTGGACGTGAAGGCCATCGACGAGCGGACCGCGCGGCTTGAGAAGGAAACGGACATCAAAGCGCAAACCGAGAAACCCCGCTTTGTCCTAGAACTGACGAAGCGTGCTTCTGAGGCGGAAGAGACTGCCCTGAAGGAAGGTGATGATTTACTAGAGAAGAAGCCGAAAGAAACCTCCCCCCGGAAGGAAGGCGCAAGTTCCATCGACGCCTACTTCCCACGCTAACGGAGGATTGTCATGGATGAAAATACCACGCTTCAAGCGCTGGCGAGAGCGCTGAGCCCTCACCTTGAAAGCGTGAAGGGACTGGGCGTGCCTGGCTATAGTAGCAAGGCCGTCGGCACGCCCAGCAATACGGCGTACCTGTACGAGGGCGGAGGACTCTTCGGCAGATGCGACGGACCATCGACGCTGATGAACGCCATGGTTGGGCCGATAGGGTTCGAGAGTGCCCTGACCTGGGTGGGCACCGATACCGAGAAAGAATTCGTGGACGCGCTAAAGGCCATCGAAGAGGAGGATGGTCACGAACAGCAGACGGCCTGCGGGGACTGCAAGAAGATTTCCTTGAAAGCCTGCGCTCAGTTCTACTGTTTCGGGCGCTTCTGCCGTCAGACGGACGAGCTACAGTTTGACCGGCTGGGACTCAAGTACCACTCCAATACGCCTACCAAGGCCATCTTCGGGGACATCACCGATGCGCAGGGCAACGTGCTGGTGGCCAGTGGCAGTCAGATCACCGACGCTTTCATGCTCCAGACGCGGGCGGTGGCCTACGCGCTGCGGTTGCGAAACTCGACGCTACTGTGGACCGGCAACCCGGCCAACAACATCGGGACCTCCTACATGGAGCACATGGGCTTCGCGCTCATCGTGAACACCGGGAAGTACGACGCCTACACGCAGCTTGACTGCGACAGCATCGACAGCTTCCTGATGGACTTCGGCAACAACAACCCAGCCTCGACCGGGGCTTGGGCCATCCCGAACTGGTTCCGCCGGATGGTGAACCAGTTCCAGCGCAGGGCTGGCGGTGCCGGCCTGCCGTGGGAGACGGCGACGATGTACATCGTGATGTCGCCCAATACCTGGGACTGCGTCGCGCGGACCTACGCCTGCACCGGCCTCGACCTGTGCACGGTGGCGGCCAACCGCCAGCTCCAGCAGTCGGCGGACCAGGCGCGCGAGCGGTACGAGGAGTACCAGTCGCGCATGGCATTGCCGATCAACGGGCGCTGGTACCCGGTAGTACTGGACAGCCAGATCCCGGAGACGACGGGACAGCCGAACGGCATCTGCTCCGACATCTATTTCATCACGACCGAGATCAACGGTGAGACGATCACGTACGGGGAGTACCAGGACTTCAATCGAACGTACGGTCGTATCCGCGACGAACTCGCCGGCCTGTTCGGCTCCGACGACATCGCCATCACCGACAACGGGCGCTACGCCCTGATCCGCGACAACGAGCGGGGCTGCTTCGACATCCAGGCCTACGTCAAGCCGCGCATCGTCGCCGTCGCACCCTGGCTGCTGGGACGCATCCAGAACGTGTGCTGCGATGTCCTGCAAGAGCCGTTCCCGGACGTGACGGGTAGTGGCAGAGTCTACGAAAAAGATGGCGGACGTAGTATCACGCAAGTTCCCACGCTTTATGGCGAGTGCCTTGACTGCTGAGTAACCACTAAGCCTAGACTGTAGATACAATGTCAGGTTTGCGGTTTTGCTCTACCTGTGATATAATGTGTAAGGGGATGACCGTGAGGGTTACCCCCTTACACAGCACAGGAGGGAGCAACGATGAATGGGGTAGCTTACATCTATGGTTTGTATGACCCTAGAAATGGAGAGCTGCGGTATGTCGGTAAGACAATAGATCTCAAACTTCGTCTTTGGGTACATATGTCAAAGGCGAAAAGCAATGAACCTGATTTAAAATCTAAATGGATTCGTAAGCTTTTGGCCGAAAACTTAGAGCCAGAAATTAGGATACTAGAAACATCAAATGATAGTAATTGGCCAGAAGCGGAAAGAAGGTGGATAGCACAGTGTCTTGCGGATGATGCATCACTATTCAATGTATCAGAAGGTGGTGACAATCCACCGGATCATTCGGGCGAGAAGCAATCTATTGATCATGTTCAGAAACGTGTTGAGGCCAGACGAAAAAACGGATCTTACTCTCATTCTGCTGAAACGAAACAGAAGATAAGCGAATCCAAGAGAGGCAGAAATACTGGAAAAGGCAATTCTTTCTTTGGAAGGAAACATTCCGAAGCTTCCAAACAAAAGATGAGCGAATCTAAAAAAGGACGAGAGGCCTGGAATAAGGGTATCCCTTGCTCAGATGAGGCCAAGAGAAAGATTAGCGGAGCCAAAAAAGGTACTCATCTTTCAGAGGAAACGAGACGGAAGATGAGCGCGATTCGACGAGGGCGCAAGCTGTCGCCAGAACATGCTGAGAATATCAGGCAGGCTAACATTGGTAAAAAACTTTCCAATGCTACCAAGCAAAAGCTACGGGTAGCAAACCTTGGCAAGAAACATACCGAAGAAACCAAGTCAAAATTGAGAGAGATATTCACGGGTAGGGAAGTTTCCGAAGAGACTAGGCAGAGATTGAGCGAAGCAAACTCAGGGAAACAACGGACGGCAGGACAAAAGCAGCATCAAAGTGAAGCCTTGAAAGCAAGGTGGCAAGACCCTGAATATCGAGAGAAGATGCTGAACGCTCAAAGAAAACGTCGGGCTAGGGAACGACAGGAAAAAGAGATTAGCGATGTTTGAGTTTGACACCATACCGTATGCTGTGGTATACTTGACATGAAGAAGAAGACGAGCGTCACATTGTCCGAAGAAGCGCTGAAGTTGCTAGCTGAGCTGGCTGAGCGGTATGCCGTCAGCCGGTCCGCGATGCTTGAAGTCATCATAAGGGATAGGGCCAAAGACGAGGGAACTAAGTAATGCCTGTCTCTTACTCAGACGTGGGGCACATGACAGATATAATGACACGACCTGATTTCCGCGTTAAGGTTTGGGAGCATGGAAAAGAGACGAGACGAAAACTAATCAAGGAGCGCTGGCAGATTTTAGCCCTGATGGGAGTACCCGAAGACATCACGAGACGCGCCTGCCATGATCATGATTCGTTCTCCATTATGAGGATGCTCTATTTTCGTAAATAAAAATATAACTTAATACTTTCTGTCTCGTATCGCGTTAAGCCCCGCGAGGCGGTCGTCCCTCCCAGAAAGGCCGGGACTGCTGGTGAACGAAAGTTCGCCTGTGGTCCCGGTTTTTTTAGGTTAAGGTCTCCGGAGGAAAAGATGATGAGAAGATTTAAAGTATTATTGATAACAGAAAAGTTCTTTGAGATCTGGGCTGACAGTTGGGATATCGATGCTACATCGGAACGCCTTCTCTTCAAATGTGGTGGGGATTACACCGCGGTCATCGCGGGCGGGATGTGGACGTGGCTCAAAGAAATGACACCCGATGAGACGCCCCCGGAAAAAGAATCCGATTCTGATGAGAGTGCATAGTTACACTATTGTCCACTACGGCGCGGACTACGTCTGCTACGCCCTGCGGTCAGTCTACGACCAGGTTGAAAAACTGCATGTGTTCTACACGCCCCACCCGTCGCACAGTCACCGCGTCGACGTACCGCCACCTGAGTCACGAGACGAAATCGCAACCGCCGCGCTGGCATGTGATCCTGAAGGGAAGATCATCTGGCACGAGACTGACATCTGGCAGGAGGGGCCGCAGCGGGACTACGCGGTGGACGTATGCCGGCAGGCCGGGGCTGAGATGGTCCTGGTCGTGGACTATGACGAAGTATGGCACGACGCGACGCTGGAGAAGGCATTGAGGCACGCCTGGGAATCTAACTCAGTCCACAACTGGCTGCTGAACTTCACGACCCTGTGGCGTTCGTTCGGCTGGGTCTGTCACGATGAACTATGGCCGGTGCGCATCAAGGATTTGCGGCACGTAGAGGGGACAGCCTATCTACCGCGCGAACTGGGAGAGACATACCATTTCGGCTACGCGGTGCGTGACGAGATCATGCGCTATAAGTGGCTGGTGCATGGGCACAAGAATGAAGCCCTGCCCGGCTGGTGGCGGGACAAGTGGGAAGCGTGGCCGCCGCCCGAAAACTGCCACCCGACCTGCGAGCACTTCTGGAACCCCGAACCGTTTGACCGGGCCGAGCTGCCGGCCCTGCTGCGGGAGCACCCGTTTTACAATCTAGAGAGGATTGAATGATGAAGTGGGAATACACGACCGTCATGGCCGAATTCTTGATGACGGGGGCCACACACCGCTTGAATAAATTGGGCAATGAAGGTTGGGAACTGGTCGGATTTGACTACGGATTCGCGTTTTTCAAGCGCCCGTCGGAAAAATATCTGAAGCAAGAACAAAAGCGGGAGCAGCAGCTAATTCATGACGCCTGCAAAAGAGGAAGATAGCGTGGAAACGCCCGTGACCTTCGTCAGGACTCGCTACGTATATGACTCCTACACAGATTTCTGGAAGCTGGTCGAACTATCTGGTTTCCCGACGATTTACGTCGACGAGCTGGACGCGAGCCAGCCGGGCGTCTTCATCGTCGCCCCGATGAACGGCGAATGGCGCCCGCATATTGACAACCAAGCGGGCAAGCCCCGCAACGCCCACCTGATAATGTGGAACCTCGAACGGCCCTCCGGGTCCGCTGGGAGCGTGGGGCAATACGCCCAGGCGAACCGTGACCTGATATACAAGCGGCACGTGGACGAGGTGTGGGTTAGCGACCGGCGACTGGCTGCCGAGACCGAACTGCGCTTCGTGGTGCTCGGCTCCGACGAGGGATTGGGCGAACCAAGCGAGCGCAAGAAGTACCAATTCGTCCACATGAGCTACGAGACGCCCCGACGCCAGACGATCTACAAGCAGTTCAAGCCTGAGGCAGTTGCTCCCAACTGCTGGCCGCCCGAGCGTGACGAGGTGCTCAAGCTCAGCAAATTCGCGTTGAATGTCCATCAGGACAGTCACCCGTTCCAAGAACCGCTGAGGTTCGCGCTGTTCGCCGCCTATGGGCTGCCCATCGTCTCGGAGACCATCTACGACAGCTATCCCTGGTCGGAGGAGTTCATGGTCTATGCGCATTACGACGGGCTGGTAGGCAAGATGCGGCAGGTGCTCAACAACGACTACGAGCGGTGGCGGGAGATGGGCTTGGCGGCGCGGGAGCGTATGTGTGGCGAGTTCCGGTTCAAGGACATGGTGGAGCGGGCCGTAACCGAGAGCGTAGGGGGTGACTGGCGGTGATTGAGTGCGGTTCGGCACCGCGAATCCGTTTCAGAGATTCTGAATATCTCTTAATTGACGGGGTGATTGCTACCTGTGAGCAATTTGAGAATGGACATCTGGGCTTTGCTTACGTCTATGAAGACGGGCTCATAAGACGCTACGGGACTGTCATCGGTTCAGTTCAGGACATGACGTTCTTGGGTGAGGATGAACAAATATCAATGACTACAGAAGGATTAGTAAATCTGCTAAAGGAAGGAACAGCATCTCTCTAGAGAGGAGAACAACGATGACTTTGAATTTGGCACAACGGACACGAAATCGAATTGCTGAATGGAATAGAGACAGAAAAATCAGACCGGAAGATTATAGCTGTGGGGGAGATGGTTCATTATCTATTGCTTTTCTAGATGAACTTTTGTTTGCCAAGTTTCCAGAACTGTGGGAAAGTGATAAGATCGATACTTTCTTTGTCCGGGGCGAAATGTACGAGTCGGTTCTGCAAGGGAAGACGAAAACGATAAATCGTCCTCGCAAGATAAGACTTGGAGAGAAGAGCGACACTCTTCATATCTGGCGCAATGGGCGTGCCCTGTGGAAAGTCGGGCAGGTTTATACTGTTCCAAGAGAAAATGCAAGTGAAGACATAACGCAAAAACATTCTGCGAACGATGATGGTAGTTTCACGTATACGCATACCATTGGATATGATTCAATGGGATGTGATCCTCAAGGAAGGTTGCGCTTGACGAATATTGAGCCTCTCAGAAATCACGATGTTTTGACTTTTGAGATTGTGGAATGAAACTCTCTGGCTTCACCTTCGTCCACAACGCGATAGAGGGTGGATACCCCATCGTAGAGTCCATCGGGGCCGTCCTGCCACACGTGGATGAGGTAGTCGTGGTGGACATGGAGTCCGACGATGGGACGCACGAGATCCTGGAGAAACTCGGTGTCAGGGTCCTAGACGGGCTCTGGTCACGCGACGGGGATCGCACCCTGCAGGACACCTTCCACCTGCACCGGGAATGCGAGCACGACACGGTCATCTTCTTCGAGGCCGACGAGGTATTCGAGGACCGGCTGTTGGAGAATGTCAAAGACGCGCTGATTGCAGGCCACTCTGAGGTAGCCATCCATCGCCTGAAGCTGGAGCAGAATTTCCAGCGCTGCCGGTGGTATCCGTTTCCGGTCACGCGCGTGGTACGCAAGGGTTACGAGGGTTACGTCCCGTCGCAGATGGGGGTGTCTGAGGATGCCTTTGTACTGCCGACGTCGGCTGGCTACCTGTGGGACATCTCAAATTGCTTCCGCGACAACTGGTTAAGGCGACTCGAGAACCAGTCTGAACTATGGGGTCAGCCACGCTTCCTGATGGTGCCGTACAGGTATGAAGAGGCCGTGGCGCTGACGGAAGAGGACATGATCGCCCGGCTGGGGGCCGAGCGCTGGACGTGGACCGGGACGCCGTTCGCCCTGCCAGAGATACTGAAGCCTCTGGTGGGGATGACGAAATACGAGGCGAGAATTCAGGAAAATGCCGATGAAGACGAATGCTCTCTTGAAGTGACGGTGGACAATCTGGGAAATGATGTCCATGCTTAAATACTGACCGGGCTTGGTGTGTTAGTTTCACGACGAACAAGAGGTGAGGGTATGAAGATCACAGAGGTTGAGATTAAGCGTTTCATGACCTGGGGTCAGGCTATTTTGATTTGCTGGGGCATTATATCAATCCTTATTTCCCTCTTTTTTGGGACTCGTACTACTAATCTAGACCCTGTCAGTAATTTGTATTGCGTCATCTTTCTTATCTGGTGCGCATATTCCCTGATGAGCCTCGGTGCAGGAATCGGTTGGTACATTGCGTGGTCCGTGTTCTTTTGGGAGCGGAAAAAATGACCGATATTCATGGTCTTGAAACTGATGAGAATACGAGAATAGAATGGCCCCCGAAGTGGAAATGGACGGTCTGGAAAGCGAAATCTAAGTTCAAGTACCGTCTAGGCCTGACGCATCAGTTTCACTGTAAACATTGTGGTGCTCCTATCGAGGAGATAGAAGTTTCTGGCTGGGGAGGCCAGATGTGGCAATGGCATTGTGTCTTTTGCGGATGGAATTTAGGAACCTCTGGTGGTCATGCACCTAGAATTATGAAGTCATCTCATAGACGAATATTGATCATTCGAAAATTAACGTGGAGGCTGAGATGCCGACTGTAGCATTCGTCACCTACTGCCACCCGCCGCATTTGCTCAGATTGCATGTGCCCGGTGTGCTGGAGGAGATAATCGCGTCGCACAAATATCCGTTTGACGAGATCGTCGTGGTACACCAAAACTGCCGGGGATTAGAATATTCGCCCGTTAAGGACCCGTCGGTGCGTGTTCTGGAGAGCGAAGATTACCATCCCGGCATCCTGGCTGAGTTCGGGATACCGGAGGAGGACGCAATTGCTGAGGAGCTTTCGGGCGGCGAGGACCAGCCGCGCCATTGGAAGTGGCAAACCATAAACCATCTCATCGGCCTCAAGGAGGCTACATCGGATTACGTCGTGTTCTCGGACTGCGATTGTCTCCTCATTAAATCATCGCCAAAGCGGTCGTGGGTTGAGGAAGGAATTGGCATCTTGCGGAAATATCCCAAGGTGCTCATCGTCTCGCCCAGTGACGGCGGGAGCATACGCGAGGACGTGATACCCGAGGCATTCTTGACGCGGAATGCAAGTCAGCAGCTATTCATCGCAGAGAGGGAGCGGTTCAGCAAGATTGACTTTAATGTGCCCTGGGATGGGAAGAAGAAAGCCCCGGGCGATCCGTTCGAGGCATTCTACGTGCTCATGGAAGGGCGGATTTGGCGATACCTTGATAAGTACAAACTTTGGCGGGCCTTCCTACCTAATACCTGGCGATACTGGCACTATGACGGTGGGGCCTGGGCACCCCGGAATTGGATAGGCGAGGGAAGGCCGGTGTACAGTGGGACGAATGACGGATGGGTGCTTATAAAGGAACGCCGAGATGGGTAGCAATTCTATGCTTCATGTCAAGATCAATTTATTAGTTGCTGAGCATATCTTCGGCGCTGAACGGGGAGAATACGTGTATGGACCAAAAGAGGCCATGCCCGAGGGCACGAGAGAAGAGCAGTGGGCTATACCTCCTGATCAAAGATTGTTCTTTGCCTGGTTTACTCCGCCAGGTGAACGCACTGAACCAATTTTAGGTTATTGCTACAGGAATTTTTCGGAAGAGATTTCGGAAGCATGGCAAGTAGAAGAACGTCTCACGAAAATGAAACTTCAAGATGAGTACATCAATCATTTACGTGGGATCGTCAATGCGAATGAATGGGTTGAAAATGAGGAATGGCTGATGGTGCACGCTTCACCGAAGGAACGTTGTCTAGCAGCACTAAGAGCAGTCGGTGTAGTAATTGAGGAACCGGCATGAACTATCTACCTGTTTCAGCTTGCACTCTCACCCGCGATGCCTTTGCCGGGGGCTGGTGTCTGTTCGAGTCAATGGCTTCGCTATTACCGTTCGTGGAAGAACTCGTGGTGATGGACCTGGGCTCAACCGACGGGACCCTAGAAGCTCTGCGCGAGATCGCGGAAGCCAACCCTAAGTTCAAGATCATTGCTCGGCCCGATTGGCCCAGAGTTGACGCGGGCGTCCTCTCGGATCTAATGAACGAACTCGTGGAGATTTGCCGCTATGAGCGTGTATTGTGCTTCGGGTCCGATGAAGTGTGGCACGAGGACCTATTGCTTCGCATGGAAGATCACTTTGAGCAGGGCAAGTTTAACCTGACTTTTTGGCGTCTCCAGTACCGGGATAATTTCCAAAGTATCAAGTGGCCTGCTCACACGGTGCACAGAGTTGGACTCAAGGGACAACTTGATTTTGTCGACGACGCAATGATGACACGGAAGAGGCATGGTGCCGAGCTTTGTTCCCAGTACGGCGGTACAACTTATGATCACGACCCGCAAATGAATGATCCGGAGGGCGCCAAGTCTTTCGTTCATGACATGATCGTAGATGTGTCCAAGGCCGCCTTTCTTGACAATGCCAAGGTGAAAAGCGAACTGCTCGCCCCATTCTGGCACGAGTCGCCTAACGTTGAGGGCAAACCGACGGACGAGTGGCTGCACGAGGCGAGGGAGAACCCAGACTGGGCACAGACCGAATCGCCATTTAACCTGCCGAAACTTCTGCGCTGGCACGTCGGGAGGCCACGGTATGAGTTGCGACCCGAGTTGCTGGAGGCGCTGAAGCGAGACGAGACGAGGAAGCTGCTGGGAATATGACCTACATCTTGCGCTGGATGCTGGCTATCTTCGCTACCTACCGTCTGGCTAAATTGCTGGCCGAGGAGGATGGGCCGTTGTTCATCCTCAAGCGGATGCATGAGTTCACTGATACCCGGCGAGCATATGAGCAATCTCGATATATAGACGACGGCCCCTGGGCCAGCCTGGACGAGGGGCTGCGCTGCCAGTACTGCGCCGGTGTCTGGGCGGCGGCCCTGTTTGCGGCCCTGGCGCGGCACCCCACACATTTAGGCGATGCGCTATTAGGCTGGTTGGGCCTGGCGGGGATGCAATCCTACCTATTCAAAATCGGGGGCGAATGATGCCATGCACAAAGAAGCGAAAGAAGAAGAGGCGAAAGTGACGTCAGGGGACGACACCAGAATCCTGATCCTTGCGGGCGGTAAGGCAGGTCAGGATCACAAATCTTGGCAGGACAAAAGGGAACGGTTCTTGCTGCCTATCGCTGGCGAACCGTTGCTCCTGCGCACCACCCGATTATGCCGGCAACTCGGATATCTGCCGACGATTGTGACCAGTATTCCCGCGGTTCAGGTTGCGGTGGGAAGATATTTCAATCCCGGCCCGAACAAATATGTCTGGGACACGATACGCGGCACCCGCGAACTGTGGCGGAAGCGCACCGTATTCCTGGTGGGTGACGTGCTTTTCTTCACCGACACGCTTGAGCGGATCTTGACTTCACGGGAAACCTGCTCCTGGGAAGGAACCTGGGGAGGAGACACTTTCGGTGTGATCGCGGTCGTCTTCAACGACGAGAAGTGGGAGACCGTCTCAGGCTGGTGCGAACTCGCCTGGCAGGAAGCTGAGCGAAGGGGCAACAGCGTCCTCCAGATTCTCAAGCAGTTGAAGTTGATCGAGAACGTGATATACGATGACGCGCGGGACGACGTGTATGACTTTGACCTGGTCCGATATTGGGAAGAGTGCGTAACACGCTTTCCGTGGATACTGGGCAATGAACCTCAGGACTAAACGGGTAGTGTTCACCTCGGGCGTGTGGGACTTGCTGCACGAGGGGCATCGTAACCGCCTACGAGGGGCGAAGGCCCTGGGCGATACATTGGTGGTGGGGATAGTCACCGACGAGTTTGCAAGGTCGTATAAAGACCCGCCCGTCTGGGATTACGAACGGCGCTTTGAGGAAGTGGTCAGTTTGCCCTACGTGGACATCGCCGTTCCGCTTGGGGGGTTTACAGACTATTGGGCCATCGAAGAATATGGGGTAAGTGTACGGGTGATCGGCCCTGAGTACGGGCGGTTTACGGGCCAGGTAGAGGCTCGGGCTGAACTTGAACGGCGGGGCATCAAGTTTGTCGTCTTGCCCCGCACCCCGGGGATTTCGTCTACCCAATTACGAAAGAAAACGGAGGTTTGAATGAAGAACTTGTTGATTGCGCTTATCCTGACCGTCCTGGCCGGGTGCGCCCCGCAAACTAGATCTTTGACCTACGTCATCATCCCGGCCGAGGAGGCCGTAAAATCGCAGGGGCAATTTGAGCCGTTCGTTGAATACCTCTCCGGCAGACTGGGGCGCGAGGTGGAGTTGATGGTCGTGTCCGACTACGCGGCCGTGGTCGAGGCCATGAAGTACGGTCACGCCGACATCGCCAGGTTTGGCCCCTTCAACTACGTCCTAGCTATGCAGGAGGCAGACATTGAAGTCCTCGTGGCAGGAATCAAAGAAAATACCATGGGGCCGTCTTATCACGCGCTGATTATCGCCCGGGCCGACCGGGGCGTCACCGACTTGGAGGGGAAGTCCTTTGCATTCTCGGATGTGGGCTCGGCTTCGGGCTATCTGGCTCCCATGACGTATTTGCAGGAAAACGGGATACAGCCTGGCGAGATATTCTTCTCTGGCTCGCACAGTGCGTCCATCGAGGCTGTTAGGAATGGGACCGTGGACGTCGCGGCCCTAGCCGACAATCGCTACCTGGAGGCGCTAAAGGAAGGCGTCATCAATATAGGAGAGTTCGTCATCTTGTGGGAATCTAGCCCCATCCCGAATTCGCCCATCGCGGTCCAGAAATCAATGGACCCGAACCTGAAGGCGCAAATCTTGGGAGCATTCCTCGAAGCGCCAAGGGAGATTGTGGAGGGACTGGGCATCGGGGAAGTCGACTACGTTAGGATACAGGACAGTGACTATGACATCATCCGGCAGATGCAGGAGACGCAGGAACGCCTGGCTGGGGATTGAAGTCCTCGCCCTCGTAGTTCTTTTCTCGTGGTCAATCGGCGGCGTCGCGGACGACCTGTCGCGCATCCTTGTGGGGTTCCCGTTCATCTGCGATTATCTTGCGGGGATGATCCCGCCCGACTGGTCAATCCTGCCGGAACTTTGGGGACCATGGGTTGAAACGTTAAGAATGGCAATCCTGAGCATCATGTTGGCGTCTGTGATTGCGTTACCGCTCTCATTTCTGGCCGCGGTCAGTACGACATCTAACATCTTAACATACGCAATGGCACGGAGTCTCATCAACTTATTTCGGGGCTTGCCAACCTTGTTACTGGCTATCTTGTTCGTGGCAATGGTTGGGCTTGGGCCTTTGGCCGGGGTATTTGCGCTGACCTGTCACTGCATCGGGTCGTTGGGCAAGTATTTCTCGGAGGCCATCGAGGCCACGATACCCGTAGTAACCGACATTATGGAAGCCATGCAGGTAGATGGGGCCAGCAGGGGCTTGGCTCTTTGGTATGGATTGTTGCCCGAGATAGCGCCACTGTTCGCTGGCTACATCCTGTACTACTTTGAGTGGGCGTTAAGAGTTGGAACTGTGATGGGTCTGGTCGGGGCCGGGGGCCTTGGATTATACCTGACAATGACGGTGCGCCTGTTCAAGCGGCAGCAGACGCTGGCGGTCGTGCTGGTCATCCTGGCTACCGTGACGGCGGTGGACGTGCTGAGCTACGTTGTGCGCTCAAGGTGGATTGATTGATGAATGATTGCAGGATATTTGTACCCGTATCAAACCGCTTTCAATGGGAACTTGGGCCGTTCTTTCATCTGTTCAACAAGTTTTGGGACGCAAACCTTCCAGTTACGGTACTGAGTTCGAGAAAGCCGAATTTCCAGTTTGAAAATCTGGAATACGTGCAAGTTCCGGGCCATCTTTTCCAGGAAGGCGATTGGTACTGGGGCTTGTTCGGGAACGGAATAAAGTGGTTTCTCGAGCAGATACCGGAGTCAAATGTAATCATCATGATGGCTGATCACTGGCCGAAAGAGCCCGTGGACACCGAGACCATCGCTATCCTGCTGGAGTACGCTTCTGATCACAAAGATGTTTTCCGCATCTCCCTGTTTCCCCATCATGCATTATCGGTCCTGGAACGCACTGAAATATATAAGGGAGTTGAACTTTGGGAGTGCCCTGGCCACCAGCCGGGATGTTTCCTCTTGATGAGCCTAGTACCCGCGATATGGAACAGGGATTTACTGATTGAGGCGGTAAAAGAGGACTGCGGCCCGTGGGAGTTTGAAGCTTTAGGCTCAAATATACTGAAGGCGAAATCCCCTGGCCTCAGGCACATCATTTCAATCCCGCAGGCTATCTATTATGCTCACGTCGCCCGCACCAGGGCGAAACAGATCCACTTGAGCGCCATGCCCGCGAATCTCGCCGAGGAAATTAAGAAATGGATTCCCAGCGACATCCAAGTAAAATAGCCTGCCTGGTCTGTGGTGGCCCAGTCGAGCCATTCCTGGACCTGGGTAGGATGCCCCTCGCGAATGGATTTGTCCTGCCCGACGAGTTCAGTTCTGAATATTTCTACGATCTGAGAGTCGGGTTTTGTTCAGGCTGCATGATGGTTCAATTAACGGAAGTCGTGGAACCCGAAAGGATTTTCCACGACCGCTACCCATTCTATTCATCCAGTTCGGCAGGAATGGTAAAGCACTTCAGAAAGTTCGCAGGTGAAGTTCTTGAGTCCATTCAGGAAAAAGTAAATCCTTTCGTGGTTGAAATCGGCAGTAACGATGGGACCCTGTTGCGTCATTTCGCTGATGCCGAAGTACGGCACCTTGGCATTGACCCCTCGACGAACGTCGTTCAGGTAGCAATCAACAGAGAGATAGACACACTCTGTCGATTTTTCAATGAGGACACGGCGCGCCAGGTAGTAGCAGACCATGGTCAGGCTGACGTAATCCTGGCCGCGAACGTATTGCGGCACATGGCTGACCTGAATTCCAAGGTTCTGGGAATTAAATCGCTGCTCAATCCGGGGGGGCGTCTCATATTTGAAGAACCGTACCTGGGTGATATCATTGATATGGCGTCCTACGACCAGATATACGACGAGCACGTCTTCTATTTTTCTGTTATCTCAGTGTGTAATCTTTTCAAGCGGCACGGGATGGAAGTGATAGACATCAGGCATCAGAACGTGCATGGGGGGACCATGCGCTTCACAGTCGCCCACGAAAATGTTTACCAGCCCTCTTGGGTTGTGAGACTTCAACGAAGATACGAGAAAATAACTGGATTGCACGAACTGGAAACTTATGAAACTTTTTCTTTCCGTACTGAACTTTCGCTTGCCAGACTCGAGGAACTATTAAGGGACCTGAAAAAGAAAGGGAATCGCGTCATCGGGTATGGCGCAAGCGCCAAGAGCACAATTGTGATCAATAGCTGTGGTATCACGTCCGACGTGATTGAATTCATCGCGGATACCACGCCCGAGAAGCAGGGTAAATGCAGCCCCGGGAATCACATCCCTGTGCGGCCCCGAGAGGCGTTCACCTCGGATTACCCAGATTATGCGCTGCTGTTCATCTGGAATCACTGCGAGGAAGTCTTGAAAAAAGAGCGAGATTTCAAGGCCGCCGGCGGCAAATGGATAGTGTACGTGCCAGAAGTGAGGATATTATAATCGGGGATGTAAAATACTTGACACCGGGTCTCATCGAGAACTTGCGACAGAAAGCCGTAGATTGCGAACTGCTCGGAGATGGTCACCTAGATGGTCTCTTTCTCAATGATACGAAGCGCATCTATTATCGATTCTTGTATTTCCTAGTCCAAGAATTGCAGCCCGCGATTTCCGTCGAACTCGGGATAGGCTGGGGAAGGCGGCACCGCTCACCTGGCTGCTGGTTGGCCGGAAGGCAAGGTGTTTGGAGTAGATGTCCAGGTGCACAGAGGTTGGCCGATATCTACCAAGCCGTATGACAAAATCACTCTCCTGTTAGGCAGGTCAGACGCGCCCGATATTCTAGCCCAGTTTGAAAATGACAGCGTCGATCTGTGTTTCGTGGACAGTGATCATGCTGGAGTATATGTGTTGCGGGAAGTTGAATTGTGGACGCCGAAAATGCGCGATGGCGGGATATTCGTCTTTGACGATTTGGATCTTGACGCGGGGATGAAAGAGGTGCTGCCGGCATTGCCTTTCAGGCAAAAGGGTAATTTGCCCGGCTTGCACTACATGGGATTCGGTTATGCAGTGGTGGAGAAAACTTAGTGAAAACATTGGTCTTAAACCTTTGCGCTGGGCTGATGGGGGATGCGCATTATTCCTGGCGGCACGAGACACCCCGCCACTTGATGCAGATCGCGGGGGAACCCCAGGTCCGTCGGACATTGCGCCTCGTCCGTAGATTTGGTTTTGACGCCATCACGGTCACCAAGAGTCAGCGCATCAAGGATGTCGTGAAGAACATTTTTGAACCAGCGGAAGACTATCTGCTGTGGGACACGATGCTCAGCACCCGCGAGCTTTGGGACCAGGCAGACCGGGTCGTCTTTATTCTGGGTGACCAGGTCCTATATGAAGATTTTTTACGAGATTTATTTGGCTGGGAAGGGTCTTGTGTCTATGAAGCCGATCATGGCCCTCCTGCTGCCATCTTTGCACGGGAAGATTACGACAAATGTGAAAAGGGGTTGAGGCATCTCAAAGAAACCCAGAAACTCTACCAAGATTGCATGCAAAATGTTGAAGGCTTTATAGTAATAGTACCTAGATACAAAAAAAGGAGTTTGCCCGATCTGGATAACACGAGAATATGGGACGCCTGGGTTGCAAAAGAGCCCTGGGTTCTGGAAAGGCCAAAGCCCGTGCTGGTCTACCTCGCTGCGGGAAGGGCCTCGCGTCTCAGTCCCACGTCTGACGCCTGCCCCAAGGCGATGGTTGAGGTAGGGGGCAAACCCCTGGTAGGGCGGGTGCTGGATGAGTTCCTGAAATACGGTCTGGGACTCATCGTGGTCTCGGTGGGATATAAAGGCGACCAGATCGAGTCCTACCTGGGCTCCGCGAGAGGAGGCGTACCTATCAAGTATGTCAATTGCCCAGACTACGAGAACGTCGGATCCGGGACTTCCTTCCGTCTCGCGAAGGATTATTTGGTAGAGAGAGACTGCTTCCTGGCCGAAGGCGACTTCTTGCTGTCCCCCGACCTGGTGCGGCGGCTCGCTATTTCGCCGTACCAGGACTGCGGAATCACCGACCCGTGCCTGCCAGAAGCCAGGGACCGGGGCGTATTCGCTTTCGGACAAGGGGGGCTGATCGAACGCATCGTGGCCCCCTATGACTTGGACTACGACCCCGCTCTACAGCCCGACTCCCTGGGTGAAATGCCCCACGTCTTCAAGTTTTCCCGGGGGGCGGTAGAAATCCTGCTAGAATTCATTGACGAGCAACTGGTCGATTCGGTCAACGCTGTAATGCAGAGGCTTCCGGTGTACTCAATTCCCGCCGGCGAATCGGCGTGGGCGCACATTAATACAGAGAAGGGCCTTGATTATGCACAGAAAATCGTTGCATAAGGCTATTCAAAAGGAGAGTGATGTGAAAGGTCGGTATTTGATTTTGGTAAGTATCCTGATCGTGGTTCTGTTGTCTGGCCTGGGTTTTCTGGCCTATCGTTCATTATGTGTCCCCGAAAGGGAAACTATAACGTTCGTATTCCATCCAGGGGAATCGATGGAACTGGGGGTCTTGAAGGAAAACTTTGGGCCTATCTTTGTAGCATTGTCCGCAAAATTGGATATGGACTACGATGTTAAACTCGGGTCGAGTTACGCGGCGACGATGGAATCCCTGCGCAACGGCACGGCGGACGTTTCCCGCATCGGATCATCCATGTATGTACTGACCAGGGACGAGATTGACTTTAGATTAGTCGCCTGGGATATCATGGACGGCGAGGACCATTACCACGCCGTACTACTGGGCAGACCCGGCATCTGGGAGGAGCCGTTCACGTTTGAACAACTGAGAGGCAAGACGGTCGCCTTCGTGGATCCGAGTTCTACTTCTGGATACATTGCTCCTATGACCGCGATGCTAGACGCGGGGGTCGCGCTTGAGGACCTGGGCAAGTATTCATTCGGGACGACGCATCCAGTTGCAATTGAGGCCATGCTCAATGGTGTAGCAGACGTGGCTTGCACCGGGGACGCCATGATACCCGAGATTGAGGACTCTGGGTCACTTGAGGGAGAAGATTTCATCGTGCTGTGGGAATCGCCCCCATTGGTGATGGATGTTTGGGTCATCGGTCCAGGCGTTGGAACTGAAAAAGCTGATAGAATTGCCGAGGCACTGCTTAATTTACCCGATGAAGTATTTGAGGGTTGCTGGATCGACGGTTTCTCGCCAGTGGATTTGAGCGCCTATGAATTCAGTGAGAAGATGCTTCGGGCGGTGGGTGAAATTGAGTGAGATTCGTTCTGGTAATCCTGGTCGTCCTATCACTAGCACTATGCGCCCTGGGCGGCCTGGCGGAAGGGATAGTGAGAGCGGGCGGATATTTGGCCCGACTCTGGCCGCCCGATCTGCGGTATTTCCCGAAGCTCGTCCCCGCCATCGTGGATACTCTGCTCATGTCGCTCGCGGGTACGACCCTGGCCATGCTCTCGGCAATCCCACTGTCGTATTTCGGGAGCAGGGACCTGGTGGGCAACCCGGTCCTGTACGCTACGACCCGCTTTGTGATGTCCGTGATGCGGGCTACGCCCGTCCTCGTCCTGGGCATCATGTTCGTCGCCGCGCTGGGGATGGGCATGACGGCCGGGATACTGGGCCTCTGGTTTCACTGCACCGGGGCACTGGGCAAGTTCATGTCAGAATCCCTGGACGCAGCGGACAAGTCAGTACGAGAGGCGGCGATCATGGACGGGGCATCGCGGTGGGAAACTTACGCCTACGTGCTGCTGCCGATGCAGGTGAACGCTTACCTGTCCTTCTACCTGTACTACATAGAATCGAACTTCCGTTCCGCCGTCGTCCTAGGAGTCGTCGGGGCGGGTGGGATCGGGTTGGAACTTATCACAGTGATCGGCATGTTTAAGTATCACCGCATCGGGCTCATCGTCCTGCTGGTCATCGCGGTCGCGCTCGCCCTGGACTTCCTGAGCCGGTGGGTCAGGGGAAGATTCCTTAAGGAATACGGAGATGTCAGCACAACATCAGCTCTATGAATCGAAACTGGCCTGTCCTGTGTGTCACGGGAAGTTCTTGGATGGGCTGCGAGACGCGGTCCAGTGTGAGGAGTGCTCGCTAATCTATCCCGTGATGAATGGCACCTACAACCTTGTGCCACCGGGGATCCTGAACGATTCGCGCTTCCAGTTCGAGCTAGAGCGCTATGACCAGATCGCCGTAGCCGGCCTGAGGGCATACCCGGGGTACTTGGCGACCCGCCCAAAGGAACGAGCGGAACTTATAGCAGACCTGCTGAGAGCGCATCAGGTAAAGGAATTTGTAGAAGTCGGCCCAGGTTTCGGATCTCTGCTAGATAGAACGAGGGGCTTGAAACGGACGGCCGTCGAGCTGAGTACTGCATTCCTAACGCACCTTGCGGTGCGCCTGGGTGAACCCGATATGTGCCTTGTAAAAGGCGTCGCTGAATATCTGCCCCTGGCATCTGGCACGGTTCCTTGCCTAGTGATGGACGGTACCTTTCAGAGCATCGTAGACCGGGAACGGTTTTTGTACGAGGTGTCACGGATCTGTGCTCCCGGCGCAATGTTCGTCTTCACAGTTGCATATGGGCACAACTACCCACGTCGCCCGCAGAATGGGTTCAATGTGAACCGGCCCGACGAGCTTGAAACACTGCGTCATTTCTTGGAGGAATTGGGTTTTGATATGGAATTCCGGTACCGCGACCTGGGCGCGGGGAAATGGGTACAGATCAAGGATGAAGGCGATTATCTTTACATGGTTGGAAGGAAATCCTGAACGGAGATGAATGAATCCTGGTTTGAGCAACTGGCCGACCGGGCCTACGCATTAAGGCCCTACCCAGATCCGAGGTTTCCACCGTCGGCGTACTATCGTTTTCTGCGGTTGTTGGCTGAAGAGATGCGCCCAAATCTATCAGTTGAACTGGGAGTTTGCGGTGCCGGGGGCAGTCTACACCTGTGCCTGGGGTGGCCGGAGGGAATCGTAGTCGGGGTAGACGCAGTTCCTGAAGATGCAGGGGAATGGGTAGAACGCAAGGCCTACGTCAAGGGACTCTGCCCGAACTTCCGGTTCTGGTATGGCGATTCTTCGGAATCCGCTTCCGAGATACATGAGCAGTACGGAAACGTTGACATCTTGTTTATTGATACGACCCATACTTACGAACAGACACAGCGGGAGTTTGCGGCATGGCAGCCCTACCTGTCCGACCGTGCAGTAGTCTGTCTGGACGATTTGGTTTTCCCGGGCATGAATCGGATTTGGGCTGAGTTGCCCGGGAAGAAAGTTTTCCTTGATATACTAAACGGCAAAGAAAATTTCGGTGTGGTCTACGATTTGAAAAAATGAAAGGGAAAGATTCGTAATGGACATCAGCATCGTCTCGGGAACTTACAATCGCCTTCCGTTTCTCAAACGCATGGTCGAGACCGCCCGGAGTTCACTCAAAATTCTCTCTGGCCTGACCCATGAGTTCGTATTGGTTGACGGGGGTAGCCAGGATGGGACGCAGGACTGGTGCCGGGCGCAATCCGATGTACGGCTGATTGAACACGAAAAACTTTTTGGCGCGGTCAAGGCGTTCAACGACGGGGCTTTCGCGGCGCACGGTGACTATGTGGTCCTGGCGAACGACGACGTGGAGTTCCTGGGCAACACGCTGGCCCTGGGATGGATATATATGCAGGATCATCCCGACTGCGGGATAGGCTGCTTCTACCAGGACCGCAACAAACGAGACTGGCACGTTGAAAGCATGCCGGTCGTACGCGACGGCCGGCAGGAGCACGCGCCCTACGGCCAGGTGTGCATCGTGCCCAAATGGCTAGGCGACCGCGTGGGATGGTGGGGCGATTATCTGCATACCTATGGTGGAGACAATGAACTTAGTTCACAGGTATATGCATTAGGTTTCAAGGTCTCACCAGTCCCGGATACGAAAGTTCACGACAACGAACCCGATGACGATCTGCGGCGCATCAATAATATTACGGGCGGGAAGGACCCGCGGGCAGTGGCGGGCCACCACCCGGATTCCTGGAAGTGGGGCAAGAGGTGGCGCAACGAGGCCGAGAACTTGGTCGGTCCGGTCATCCGGGATGCGCCTGCCGTGGAATTTCCTTTCTCGGTCGTGAAGGAACGGGTACTCTACCTTCCGGTGTATGAGCAAGGATGGCCTGTTCAAAAAGAACAGAAACGGGGCCTGCGCGAGGCATTGGGACGGGTGACGTTGGTTTCCGAGTACGACTATCTGACGCGAGATGCGGAAATAGGCGGGGCGGCGATGTTGGCTGAACTTCAGCGATTATGCCAGGAATCACAGCCCACGCTGGTGCTGACCCAGATCCACAACTCGGACGTCATCAGCCCCGACGGAATTGGGACGTTGCGCAGGGCAGTTCCCAATGCCCGCTTCGTCAACTGGAATGGCGACTTCTGGCCCGACAATCTGCTGAGCGAAGCGGGGCTGCGGCTGGCGCGGTCGTTTGACTTGCAGACGACCGTCAACCGCGACGCGCTGGAGAAGTACCGTGAGCAAGGCATCCGGGCCGAGTACTGGCAGATCGGGTGGGAGCCCGACGGCGTGGGGCACGAGCCGGAGGAACGCTTCGACCTGGTATTCCTAGCGAGCGGGTATTCCCCTGCGCGGCACAAGCTGGTCGGGTTCCTGCGCAACCTGGCCGACGTCAAGTTCGGCCTGTGGGGTCCGGGCTGGCCCGACGGCTGGGCCAGGGGCCAGAACGTCTACGACTTCGTTGAGGCTTGCAGGTGCTACCGGGGCGCCAAAATCAGCCTGGGCGACAGCCAGTGGCCCGATTCTGGCTTCGTCAGCAACCGCGTCTTCCAGGCGCTGGCGGCGGGGGGCTCGGCCCTGGCATACCAACGGTTCAGGGGCATGGAGGAATTGGGCCTGGTGGATGGCGAAACGGTCATCGTCTGGGAAGACCATGGCAGCCTGGAGGCAAAGGTCAGATACTTTCTGGCGCACGAGGTCGAGCGGCAGCGCATCGCACGGGCGGGCGAGGCCCTGGCGCTGAACCGTCACTCGTTCGACAACCGGGTGCAGGAACTGTTCGGGTGGGTCGGCGCGAGGGAGCAGCCCCAAGAGGAGAACTGGCGGTGGTGATGGAGTTGGATACTATCGTTGTGGGTGACTGCCTAGACGTGATGGCGGGGATGCCGGACGGGTGCGTGGATCTGGTGGTGACTGATCCATTGTTTGTATTACCTGTCCATACTGCTGCCTCGCGTAAGCGAATAAGAAACCTGGGAGATTTCTCACCATCTAGTTGTCAGATGTCTATAGTTTTTGAACAATTAGAACGCATTTGTAAATCATCAAGCAGATTATTCTTTTTCTGCGACGACAAATTCTATCCTATATTATTTATAATGAGCTATGAGCAGTGGTATCTACAACTCTTGGTGTGGGATAAAGGACGTATAGGTTTTGGCACTGATTTCAGGAAACAGTTTGAAATGATTCTTTATCTTCGGGGAGAAGATGCACCGTTATTAGAGCGTAAGAATAATAAATCTGATGTCTTGAAATGTACGCCGGTTCCATCGGGGGAGCGATTGGTAGAAGCACAAAAACCCGAAAATCTGATTCTGGATTTGCTCGATGGTATTCCCGGTGATCTAATCTTTGATCCCTTTGTTGGTTCCGGTACTACCGCCGTTGCAGCCCTCAAGCTGGGCCGTCATTTCTATGGCTGCGACATCAATCCCGACTACGTGAGGCTGGCGAACGAGCGGATCAAGAAAACGCGCCTAGAGATGGCGCAGATGGAGATGGAACTATGACCGACTTCTGGAAAGGCAAGAAAGTTATCGTGACCGGCGGAGCAGGCTTCCTGGGTTCGCACCTGGTCCCGCGCCTGACAGACGCGGGCGCGTCGGTATTCGTGCCCCGGTCGGCGCAGTACGACCTGCGCACGGAAGACGGCGTGACGCGCATGTTCGAGGACGCGGGCCCATCCAACGTGCTGTTTCATCTGGCGGCGACCGTGGGCGGCATCGGGGCCAACCAGCAGAGGCCGGCGGACTTCATCTACGACAACCTGGTGATGAACGCGCTGATGGTCGAGCAGAGCCGAAAGGCCGAAGTCGGGAAGTTCGTGGGCCTGGGCAGCGTATGCGCCTACCCCAGGACGATGATGGTCTACCCGATGCGCGAGGAGAACATCTTCGAGGGTTACCCGGAGCCGACAAACGCACCCTACGGCATTGCCAAGCGGGCGCTACTGGTGCACCTCCAGGCGGCCCGCAGGCAGTACGGGTTCAACGGCATCTGCCTGTTCCCAACCAACCTGTACGGCCCGGGCGATTCGTTTGACCCGGAGACGAGCCACGTCGTGCCAGCTATCATCAGCAAGATGGTGGAGGCCCGACGCCAGAACAAATTCGAGTTGACTCTGTGGGGCACTGGACGTCCGACCCGTGACTTCCTATATGTGGAGGATGCCGCTGGCGGCCTGATGCTGGCTGCCGAAAAGTACAACCGGCCAGAACCGATCAATTTGGGAAGCGGGCGGGAAACTACCATCGCCGGCTTGGCGGAGGCCATAGAGCGGATCGTGGAATACGAGGGACAAATCGTTTGGGATAAAAGCAAGCCGGACGGTCAGCCTCGTCGAGTGCTAAATTCCGAAAGGGCAGCTTACGAATTCGGGTGGCGGGCGATGACTAACCTAGGGGAAGGTCTTGAGAAGACGGTCCGGTGGTACGAAGAAATCTCAGAAGAGGAGATTAGCCTTGCCTGACATCAGCATCTTGATCCCCGTTCACGCGGACACTCCGCAGAAAGTGGGCTGGCTGGCCGAGGCGCTGGAATCCCTGAAAGCCCAGACATTCGTGGACTTTGAGGTGCTGATCGTGGACGACTTGTCGCCACTGAGCCTCGACGCGGTCAAGGCGGACACCGACGGGCGCTTCCGCTGGTTCCGCACGTCGGAATTGAGCGGGCCCGCCCGCTGCCGGAACACGGCGGCAAATCTTGCCCGGGCCGAAGCGCTGCTGGCACTAGACGCCGACGACCGGCTTGCCGAACCGGAGACACTTGAAGTATACTTCGAGGCGTGGAGGAACGACCAGAAGCGCGTCGTGTACGGGGACATACAAAGGTTGGAAGCCAGCAAGGACGGTTCGTTCAACTTGAGCAAGGTTTTCAACCTGCCCGAGTATACCTTCGAGGGCGTGATGAGGCTGAACGGCATCATCCCCGTCACGGCGATGCACTCAAAGGAATGCCACCTGGCGGCGGGCGGCTGGAAGCCGGAGCTGGACGCGGGCCTGGAGGATATCGAGTACTGGATCGCGGCTGGCAAGGGCGGGTTCTGCGGGCACCGGATCGACGCGGTGACGTTGCTCTATCGTCGCCACGAGCAGAGCCGCGCGTTCAAGCTGAGACGGGTTAACCGGCGCGAATCCGAGATGCGGAATGCAATTCGCATGTTGCATCGAGACGTCTACGAGGGGAGGTTTCCCATGGGGTGTTGCAGTGGCGGTAGTAGTGGTGGATCCGGGCAGCCGGCGTTGGCATCGGCCAGGGCTAGCACGACCGCTAGTCAACCCACGACGCTGGACCAGTTTGCGGGCAGCGAAAAAGTTTGGGTGCAGTATAACGGCAAGCGGATGGCAGCCTTCGGCGTGACCGGGGTGTTCACCGGGATGTCGTACAAAGTCGACGGGCCGGGTCACAAGCTGGAGGTGCACGTCAACGACGTGAGCAAGTTCCGGCGGGCCGGGCGTGGGAAGGACTTCGCAGTGGGCGTCGCGGCCCCGACGACCGGCGTACCTGATATGCCGGGCGAGCCCCCGGTTGAAGAACAACCGCCGGAACCGTACAAGGCTCCCGACGTGCAACTGGCGACCATCGAGCGGCTGGACGCGATAGGGCACGGGCGGGAGCCTCGGCCACGGCAACCGCAACCGGAACCCGAACCGTCGCTAGAGCCCGAACCACAGGGTGGTCCTGGTTCGCTGGCGTCTTTGGACCTGGGCAACCTAGCGGGCATGCTGGAGCGTGATGGGTGGACGGTCGAGGCGTTGGCGACGGCTGAGGTGGATGAGCTGATATCCTACCGGGGTGTTGGGCCGGTGCGGGCCAGCCAGGTCATCGGCAAGGCGAGGGACAAGCTGGGGATGAAACGGGAGGCGGCGTGACAACCTGGCGCGTGATTCAAGCCGACGTGACCGAATGGGCCGAGAACTACGATGGCCCGCCCTTCGACGCGGTGCTGTGCGACCCGCCGTATGGCCTGGGCCAGCAGCCCGACATGGCTGAGGTATTAAAGCACTGGTTGGACGGGGATGACTGCGAACAGCGGGGCGGTGGCTTCATGGGGAAGTCCTGGGACTCGTTCGTGCCCGGTCCTGCCGCCTGGCGCGCGTTGCTGTCGGTGTGCAAGCCTGGTGCGCCGCTGCTGGCGTTTGGGGGGACACGGACGGCTGACTTGCTGGGCGTGGCATGTCGTTTAGGGGGATGGGAACGATTCGACGAGATAGACTGCTTATCTTGGATATTCGCGAGCGGCTTTCCGAAGTCCACTGCGTTGGGAAAGGCGATTGATAAGGCGGCAGGGATGGAGAGAGGAATAATAGGAGTAGGTCCTTACGCTTCGCGGCGACCGCGCCAAGATAAAGCGGCGCAAGGGTTGACTTACAATGATGACAATTATGTGCGTCCTGCTGGGGATGCCATCACTGCTCCTGCTACACCCCAGGCCATTGCTTTTCACGAATATGGCACTGCCCTCAAACCCGCTCATGAGCCCGTCCTGCTCTTCCGTAAGCCACTGGCCCAGGTGTCCAGCGACGACCTCCACGCCGCGACGGGCTGGGACTGGTGGCATCACGAGAAGGCTATCAGGAACACGCCGGCCGAGCGGCTGAAGGTGCTGAAGCGGTATGGGCTGCGCCTGCCGTCGGGCTACGTCGAGGTGGATCTGTTCCGCGTGTCGCGCAAGGCGCTGCACCCAGGCGTGGAGTCGGATACGCTGTTCGTGGCGAAGGCGCGACGGCAGTGGCGGGGTGGGCAGACTGAGCCCGAGACGCTGGGCCGGGTGGACGTGCGACCTTACCGGCGCTGGAAGTCGCGAACGTATGCGGCCAATGCGCTGGTATGGGGGACTGGCGGGTTGTGGGTAGATGGGTGTCGGGTAGTGACGGGGGATGAATTCGGCGGTGGGGCAAAGATGTCCAGTAGCGGTCACACTCTGGGGAATTTTGAACACTACGAACATGATGGTTTTAAGGTAGCAACTCGCGGAAGATTCCCGCCGAACCTGCTTTTGTGCCATTCTCCCGGATGCGTCAAAGTTGGGACGCGGCGGGTGAGGGCGCATTGGTCTCAACCTACACGTGGCACTATGAAGACGGGACAGGTATATGGTCAGTATGGTGATAAGTATATTGGCAAACAGGTTGGCTACGCCGACCCCGACGGCACCGAGTCGCAGGACGAGTGGCTGTGCGAGCCTGGCTGCGCTGTGGAGGCCCTGGGGCGCATGAGTGGGGAGAGCAAAAGCAAGCGCCCTGATATGACGATACATCACCAAAAAGCGCCAGGGTGTAATGGAATCTACAACGAATACACTCTGATTGAGAACGCTAGGTATCCCGACAAAGGCACCGCCACCCGTTTTTACCCCAACTTCTCTTGGCACCACGAACTTGCCGAGCGGCTGGCGGAGGTGACGCCGTTCAGGTACTGCGCCAAAAGTGCTAGGGCTGAACGTGATGCTGGGTTGGATGGGTTTACATTGCAACAGGGATTTGATAAAAACACAAGTGCAGTGATAAGACGCAGTAATCCTGATACCGGAATAGTAAGAGAATTTGAATATAAACCAAGTCAACGCCACAATCCACACCCAACCGTCAAGCCCATATCCCTCTGCAAATGGCTGGCCTCCTTATGCTTGCCCCCGCCCGCCTACGCCCCGCGCCGAATCCTGGTAGCTTTCGGCGGCACGGGAAGCGAAGCCATCGGGGCCATGCTGGCGGGCTGGGACGACATCACGCTGGTGGAGACAGAAGCCGAATACTGCGACCTGGCCGATGCCCGCCTGGCCTGGTGGCAGCAGCGCATGGAGCAGAGCGGCCTGGACGAGCCGGGCGTGCTGCTGAAGTGGAAGCCGGAACTTAAGATACCTGCCCAAATGGAGATGAGCATTGGCTAGAGCAGAAACCGTGACACTTCTACCTCTTGACGTTTACGCTAATATCATGGGCATCAGTCCTTGCCATTTCAACCAGCTCCAGGGCCTCAAGGCCCCGCTGGGTGGCGGGTGTGACTCCGTCTGGGACCAAGACGCGCGAGAAGCGCTGGCCTGGACGATGTACCAGGCCGAGCAGATGATAGCCGACTTCCTGGGTTTCTGGCCCGCGCTGAAGTTCATCACCGGCGAGTCAGTCCCGTTCAACCTGCCCGGCGTACGCTCCGACTGGCGGAACGCCGAGATCGAGACCGAATGGAAACACGTGGACTGCTACGGGACCGAACTGTTGACGCTGAAGCAGGCCGACGCTACCGTCGTGTTCCAGGACCTGGACGCCGACCCTTTGGAGCGTGAAGAGACGGCGCTCATAGGGACCGCCATGTACGACACGCTATCCGCCTGCGACCATGCCTGCGACGTAGCGGTCTTCTTCCGGGTAGCGGACGGGGCCGAGGACGCCGCCGACCCGAGGTGGGAGATTCGCCCCATCAAGGTGGACATTGACGGGTCCATCATGTACGTCACTGCCGAGGCATCGCTTTTCGTACTCCCCAGATTATGGACTCTGACCGAGGCCGACTGTGCATACTCGGACGACAAGAACAAGTGGCAGTGGAACTACGAGCAGGCAAATCTCGTCAGTAAAGTGGACGTGTATTGCCGCACCTGCTACAAGGAAACGCCCGTGTCCTTGCATTGGGATGGCGTGTGCGACTGCCCCGGCGTGTGCGAGCACTCGACGCAGACGGCCTGCGCCTACGCCACGGACTGGAAGCGCGGTTTCTTCGTGCCCAGGCCCGCAACGTGGAACGGGACGACGAACGTGGACGCGGCGGCCAGATACTCCAGCCCGCCTGAGTCGGTCATCGTCAACTACCGGGCCGGGTATCCCCTGAATTCGCGTACCTGCCGCATGGACCCCAAGCTGGAACGGGCCGTCGTCAAGCTGACGAATGCGCTGCTGCCTGAGCCTCCGTGCGGATATTGCGACGCGGCGCGCAAGCGTTGGGAGTTGGACCGGATGGACGTGGACCCGTTGACACCCGAGGCGGCGGACATGCCCTGGGACCTCTACACCAGGGGTGCACTGGAAGCCTGGCGCATCGTCAAGATGATGGCGATGGGCAGCGGCGGCAAGATGGGGAGGGGTTACAGATGAAAACTGAACCATTGACGACTGATTATGCCAATGCAATGCTATTCTGTGCTTCCTGCGAGCAACAGACCGAGCATCAACTTATTACTGTATTCACTGAGCAGGACTGGCTCGAATACTACGCGAGCGAAGGACAAGATTGGGTTCATAATTATGTAGGTACAGGATACACACTATGTCAGAAATGTGAGATGGAAATAACTTATCCGGTAGATCTTGTGGCTGAATTTAATTTTGAGAGTAACGAGGAGACGGAATGAAAATTTTGGTCACAGGCGGCGCGGGCTACGTGAGCAGCGTGATGGTCGAGGCGCTGGTTGAAGCCGGGGTGCTCTGACTTGGAGACCATCATATCCGACGCCTGGGCCTGGAAGCGGGCATACCCCAAGGGGTATAGTTCATGAAGATAATGTTCCGTGATGTGCGTTCGGGCAAGCGCAAGGCGGCTATCACCGACCTGGCGAGCATTGCCCGCGCTGAACTGGAAAAGACTCTGGACAAAAAGGTCAAGCCCGAGTTGATCAGACGCCACGAGAAAATTGTAGAAAGCTGGAAAAACAAGCCGGGCTTCGGGGCGCGGAAATATCTGAAGCCGGATCGCATAGAGATTGCGGTATTCCCAACCGGCGAGCACAAGAAGATCTGGGAATACGTAGACAGGGGGACAAAACCACATACGATCACGCCCAAGAAAGCCCCGTACCTTAAGTTTCAGTGGGGCGGCAAGGGAAGTTACGTGCCCAAGACGCGACCCTTTCCGTATGCCACGGTCGTGAAAGGCGGCGGTTACGTTAGGAACGCAAAGACAGTACGTATGCTGAAAGTCAAGCATCCCGGCACGGAACCGCGTAATTTCACAAAGCAAATCGCAGAGAACGTCCAACCGGATTTCAAAAGGGAGGTTGAGAACGCTTTCCGGCGCGCACAGCGCAGAGTGAGCGAATAGGAGTGACGGTCAATGGCTGATGACTTGGTTCACAGAAGTCATGGCAATGTCGACGTGCAGGTGGGCGGACCGGGTAACAACTGGGTCTACCTATCAGCCTGCGGGCGACTGAGCGGCCCGACCGTACCCAGAGGCGGAACGGAAATCCGGTGGTGCCAAGACCCGCACCGGGCCGGAGGGTTCAAGGTAAGCAGCAAAATCAAGATGGCACCCGACCAAGTGACGGGTGACCTGATGACGAAACTGGGTAAGATTGATTACCTGGAGGACCTGGGCTGCCCCTTCGGGCTGCGGGCCAGGTACGCGAAATGCAACGAGCGGGAGGACCCCGCTAACTACGACCCGTTCATGCTGAACTACTGCCCGGTTGACTTGACTGAGCATAACTACGAAGACCTGGCAGTGACCGACCCAGGCGAGAACGACGAGATCGTCGTGACTGCGCCCTGGACAGCTTCTTCAGAATACCGAGTCAAGAAGATCAACGCCTCGCGTGTGGGCACCGCGGCCCAGCTCGGGGACGTGGCGATCAACGATATCGAGTACTGCGACCAGGTGACCTGCGGCGGATACTGCGGTGACCGCAGCGACGGGTGCGCGCTGATGTGGGGCGTGACCGATGCCAACACAGCACCCTACGCCAACCCGCAGCTCATCAAGGGTATCAAAGACATGCCGTCCGGCGGCATCACCTTTTCTTACGCGCCCATCCTGGGTCTCAACGGTGATGTCGAGGGCATCGAGTGTGCAGGTAGCCGCCTGATCGTTTCGTCCAACGCCGACAGCGCGATAGCCTACAACGACCACAAAGGCGACCAGAACGAATGGAACGTGATATCCATCGCGCCCATGGCACCGACGGCCAATCACAATGCACTCTATGCGCGGACCGCCCGCGAGATATGGCTGGGTGCTGAGAACGGCTACATCTACAAGTCCGTAAACGGTGGTCTGACGTGGACGCCGGTCCTCCAGGGCGAGATCACGGGCCAAAACGTCAACGCGGTCTACGCCTATGATAAGGATTTGGTATATGCAGTCTGCAATGCCGGCATCATGCTCAAATCTGAGGATGGTGGCGGGACGTGGGACGATATCACCGAAATCGCGACCACGGGTGCTGACTTGCTGGTTGTGACGGTTCCGCCTGACCGCCCCAAGGAAGTCTATATCGGTACCAATGCCGGGCAGATCTTCAAATCAGAAGATGAGGGGGACACTTTTGCGAACGTCCCGTTCGACGGCGATGGCATTGGCTCGGTAGACGACATTGAATGGTGCGGCCCGTGCGCGGGGGACATCATGTGGTTCCTGCACAACGACGCCGGGCCGAGGGGCCGCATCCTGCGCGACCTGTCGGGCGGTGCTGGCGGCGCGGATGTCGAGGTCGTGATGGACTACACCAACGTGCTGCCCAACTCTGTCGAACTGAATGCGCTCGACTGCTGCGGGGTGAATGAAGCCATCGCTGCCGGTGAGTTGTACGGCACTTACCCGGCAGTGATCAAAGCAAGCTAGAGAGGTATGTGATGACGAAAGCTAGAGAGCTTTTGAAAGGATACGAAATCCACAAGCTGGGGTCGAGCGGGGTGACGGTCAAGATTCTGCCGTTCCCCGCCCGGCTCTACGAGGACATCCAGGCCGAGGCGTTAAAAGAGTTCCCGGAAGTGGAAGTCCCGCTCAAGACCATCAAGGTGCTAGACGGCACTGAAGAGGTCGAGAATCCAACTGATCCAGGCTACGTCGAGCAGAAGAGGGCAAGGGATAGAGAGCGCAAGACCTGGACCAGCGAAAAACTACTGACCTACTTGCTTGACTTCTGCATCCAAGTTGATTTGAAGAAGTGGGAGAAGGTCATGCGGCGGCTGGAAAAGGCGCTTGTGCCATTCTCTAAGGATTCCGACGAGCGCAGGGTGGAATTCCTGACGCGCTATGCTATCGTGACCAAGTCCGAGTACGAGATGCTGCTCATCAAGTCACTAGCCCAGACTTATATTGACAACCCGGAGGTGGCCGCGCGGCTGGAGACTTTTCAACGTGAGGTGGAACGGGCAGCCGATATTGACGCTGATGCATCCGGCGCTGATGGAGACGAGCGGCTGGACGTACAGCCCGAGGTTGAGGCAACTTAAGGCGGCCCGGTGGTGGGGGTGCGACACGCCGGGCACGTTTGACGAACTGAGCAAGTCGGAGAAGTTGGACATCTTGGCCGCCTACGAAGTAGGCTGGCGTGAGAGTGCCGTGAACAACTACGAGGCGCAGAAGAAAGCCGAGCGGGAAGCCAAGCAGAAAAGCAAGGGGAAGTAAACGAACATGGCTGATCTGCCGGAAGTCGGCCTGAAGGCCATCGTCGAGGGAATAGACAAATACCTGAAGGACCTTGAATCCGTCGCGGACGGGTACGACGAAATCGCAGGCGAGACGGCGGAAGTGACCGCTACCTCGGGTAAGGCGTCGGCTGCGCTGGACAAAGTGGGCGGCGTGGCGGCCGGAATTGCCACAGGTGGTTTGGCACTACTGGCAACGGCAGTGGTGGGCATCGCGGCCGGCATCGTCGGGATGACCACAGCCGGCGCAAAATGGGCGTCCGAATTCGGCGAAGACATGGCGCTGGTCCAGGCGCAGACAGGCGCAACTGACGAGGAATTGGCAAAATTCAAGGAGACCGCCGAAGCTGTCTACAAGTTGGGCCTGGGTGAGACTTTTGAGGATGTGGCGCAGGCTATGGCGACTACCGAGCGTATAACCGGGGCTGAAGGTGAAGCGCTTGAGACTTTGACCAGAGACGGCTTGACCTTGGCTGAAGTATTTGACAAAGACATCAACGAGACGATGCGGGCCACTAACAAGATGATGGACCAATTAGGGGTTGAGGGCGGAGAAGCCATCGACCTGATCACGGTCGCCCTCCAAGAAACGGGTGATCCGGCTGACGACTTGCTAGATACCATCAACGAATATGCTGCTAACTTTGAGGATGCAGGCTACACCGGCAAGACAATGATGAATACGCTTGTTGCCGGTTTAGAAGCCGGGGCCTGGAACTTCGACAAGGTAGGTGACGCGGTACGTGAATTTAATATCCGGCTAACCGACGGGTCTGAAACTAGCTCAGAAGCTCTTCAGGCTTTGACAGGCGATAGCGAGGGGTTTCTGGATGAATTAAGTAAAGGGACCATCACCGGTGCAGACGCCATGGGTATCCTAAATACCAAACTGCGCGGAGTAGAAGATCCTCTAGAGCGTAATAGGTTGGGTGTTGCGCTATATGGCTCTATGTGGGAAGATATGGGGGCTGATACCATTTTGTCTTTGGATACGACGGTTGATGCTTTGGAAAGGACTGAAGGTGCAACTGAGCAAGCACGGAAAGTAGTGAAAACAGGGCTGCGCCCTGCTTGGGAAGGGCTGAAGCGGACGCTCAAAGTGAGCATGGCCGAGGGGTTTGAGCCCGTCCTGACGACTCTCGTTGAGAAACTAACTCCCGCCTTTGAGACTTTCGCGACCTGGCTGGAGGGACCGGGGCAGGAAGTCCTGGAATCGTTCGGCACATTCATCGCCGAGACCTTGGGGCCAGCGCTTGAGAAGTTGGGGCCTTTCTTGGAAGAGACGGTATTGCCAGCCCTGGTCCGATTCGGCGACTGGTTCACGGAAAAAGGCATCCCAGCCATGAAGGATCTCGGGGAATGGGTAGAAGACAAACTGATGCCGGCGCTGGCCGAGATATGGGATTGGGTTAAGGTAAACGGACCGAAAATCTGGCGCATCGTCAAGCTAGTGTCAGAAAGAATCGGAGAGATCATCGAAACTGTCAGTTTAATCATTGAGGAGTTCGTCGAGATCGTGGACACGATCAAGGAAACGTGGGAAGACGCGCTTGAGGCCGTCGAAGATTTCAAGGAGGACTTCAAGGAAGCAGTCCAGGCTATCATGGATGCGATGATAGAGGCTATCGAAGACGCTGCCGATAAGGTAAAAACTGCCTTTGCCAATACAGTAGGGAAAGCCGTTACCTGGCTAAAAACTGATGTAGCAAGTGGTGACCTTGCAGAAAGATTGAAAACGATAGGAAGTAGCCTGCTGGACAGGCTGAGCGAAGGCATCGAATCGGTGACGACCCTGGGCGGCGACCTGATAAAAATCGTGGTCAAAGCTGTGACGACTTTGTTCCAGAGCGCCTACAACTTAGGAGGTGCAATCCGCACCAGTTTAGAAACGGTCGGAAAGAAATTGATTGATAATATCATCGCTGGAGTTGGAAAGACGACTGAAGGGGAGGAAAGTTTGGCATCCAGACTCATCGTAGTAGTGACGGATGCAATAATTAGCTTTGCCGCCTGGGTAAGTAGTAAATATTTTGGTATCGGTAAGCGAATATACGAAGCTGGTAAGGACATCATCGGCGGCATCGTTGAGGGCTTGAAGGCAGCGGCCAGCAAGGTGTGGGAGACGCTCAAGAAAATCATCGAGGATGCGGTGGGGAACGTCTTCGACTTCTTCGGGGTCGAGTATTCGCCCTCGACGTTGTTCATGGAAGTCGGCAAGGACATCATGCGCGGCCTGGAGCTGGGCCTAGCGTCTCAGGTCCCCGTCGTCGCGGCCCAGTTGCAGGCGGCGATATCTGCGCCAGCGGCGGTGGTGGCCCCGGCGATGGGAGCGATGAATACTGTTACGAACTATTACAATAACTACGACATGGGCGGCAACACCTTCGCCGGTACGATGGGCGAGGCCGAGTTCGATGCGCGGGTGGAGCGTGCCATTCGGCACGGACTCGCCAGATGAATACCCTGGGAGGGTATGCAGATGAGAAGAGTCTTGTTTGCAGTACTACTTTTTTTACTTGTCGCGATCCCGTCGCAGGCGCAGGGGCCGGGCACGACAATTTTTCTGCCGATAGTCTGGAAGGGAGGCGGCATGGCATCTACTTCTGACGCGATACTTCGCATCACCGACGGAACCCGGACGGTGGACTTGCTGGGATCCGACGGCGGATTCAAATTGGATGACCCGTACTGGCGACCAGCGATAGCCCAGTTGAAAGGCGGGGGCGATTACGCCGATTCGCGGTTGGCACCCGGGCGTAGGCTGGTGAGTGCTGAGTACAATAATGTGACGGAATCCTTTCCCCTGATCGCTAGCGGCAAGGACCAGGACAAGGCTATTCGTTCCATTCGCGAGGCTTTACAGCTCATGCGCCAGGCGTCGGATTACTGGACGACACCTTACGAATACGATGATGTATGGATTGAGGTACGTCCTGCCTGCGATGATTGCCTGACGGGTTACGCGAGGGCGATAAAGGGGAGCATCCCCGAACTGGATAACGTTTTTGGGCAGCCTTTCTATTCCGGCATGAACGAAGCGGTCATGCGGGGCCTCACGCTGCTCGTGGAGAGGGAACCGTTCTGGCGAGGGACTGAGCCGGGGGAGATAATCGGCCCGCTATATAACCTGCTGAGGAACCCCGACTTTGAGCTGTGGAATTTCGGCGCGGGCGACAGCCAGCCCGATTCGTGGGACGATATAGAAGTAGCGGGTGTCGTTGGCACGAACAACCGGCAGGACGTGGCCCCGAAGTGGGGCGACCATGCATTGCGGGTGGATGTGACCGGCAGCATAGCGGTCAACGACACGAAGGGTGTACATCAGACTGTTACAGGGACCAGGAACGGCATGACTTACACCGTGCTGGCCTGGGTGCGGAACGACGGTATCACGAATGGGGTCGGGCGGATACTGATCACTTACGGTCTCAAGCAACTGGAACTCTATCGAGGGGCTGTCATGCATGGCTGGACGCTGTACGCGGACACGTTCACGACCGGGGTCGGTGACGTGGTAGGGTTCAATTGCGAGATACTAGTGACCGGGGCCAATACAGTAGGCACAGTCTACTTCGACTCGCTGATGCTACTGGAAGGCGACTGGACGACGGAAGCCCAAAATGGGACATTACCCTATATGTCATCTTCTCACATCGTCAATCACTGGGACCAACCGACCGGGATAATTGATGAGGGAGACATCAACTGGGTAGATGCCTGGAATGTGCCGGGCGACGTGCCAGCTCTGGTACGATTGGAGGTTTTGAATAACTCCGAACCAACTGATTCCGCAGACCCAGCAGAGATTTATAATTCTGTTCGAATTGGACAACGACGCATATGGAACGTCCTGATATTTGATAATTATCACGATCCAGTCGGAGTAGCTGACAATGCCTGTTCTAGTGATGACCGGATCAACTTTACTCCAACTGTAGACTGGACCGATATCACAACACAAACTATTGTCGGGGGCGTAACTGCGCTTAGCAACGAAGGACGGTTCCGGGTGTTTTGCCGAGTCTATGATGCAAAAGCAGGTGGTGATCCGACCCTAGAATTGCGGCTAAGATACTGGCTTGGCACAGAAGCTGTTAATGTCAAAACCTTGAAAGGCGTAAAGGTTCCAGTGCGTGCTCAGTGGACGGCTGTGAACCTGACACCCAATGCGGCGATGATTTTTGATGCAAAGTTTAATGCAGATCCGCCTGGCACGTTGGGTTATACTATTCAGGCACGGCGTCCAACAGGAGCTGGCGATGCGAGGCTTGACCACTGTCTCGCTCTTCCGACTGACGGCGGCTATTTCCAGGCTATTATTGATCCTGCTCTCAGATATCAAAATTCATTGGTTCTTGATAGTACTGCTTCCATCACTATAGCTGCTGAGAGTCTTCGGTCTGGTTGGACTCGGATTTTTGCTCCGGCTGGCGGTCTTAATGCGAGAGCTCTCAAATTCTTCAAGGGTCATTTGTACGTCTCCATTGAGACTGCCGCGTTGCCTATGATGATCTACCGCTACTCAAATAATGTGTTTACCCCCGTACTCACATCAGCCATCGCGAATGGCTATTGTGACGAAATGGAAATTTATCATGAAAAACTTTATGTATCTCAGCATGATCTAGGGGGAGGAGGACAAGCACGAATCTATTCAACATCAGATGGCATTTCTTGGACACAAGAAGTGACTTTGGGTGTAGAACAGATTTTTGGACTGAAATCCTTTGACGGATATCTGTGGATAAGTGCTTTTGATTTAGCAGGGCTAACTGGTTACATCTACTCCTGGGATGGTACTGCTTTAGTTCAGCGTTATACTCGTGCAGGAGCGGGTAACACATTAACTGTTTGTAGCAATGCGTTGTATGGTAGTATTGGATCAGATGTTATAGAATATTCACCGGTGACCGGGATTTGGCAAATCATTGGTAGTACTACATTTCTAGCACGTACCTTGGGAACATTTGAGGGAAAAGTATACGTCGGTGGTGGACCCTGGTGGTCAGAACCGCTTTGGTCTTACGACGGTACTGTCTTGCACCAAGTTTTTAATACACCGGAAATTCGAGATTGGTATGCGCTTCAAGAATACAACGGAAGATTTTACGCGGGAGGTGAGGGCGGGGGTACTGCACCTGTTTTTGTTACTGATGACGGTGTGACTTGGACCGCGGTTTATGATCCATCTGGCTTTACTACACAAGATTTTACTGTAGGTGAAGGGTTACTTTACATGGCAGCGGGTTTTGGAGGGGCAGAAGTCTACGTCTATACTGAGGACGCAGTACGATATTCAATACCGGATTTTCAGACATCTGGAGGCTTCCCGACTGCACCCAACCGCGACTTGCCAAATATCCCGCACAGACATCGGTGGGTGTTCAGCTACGACAGGGAGGACTTCGTCAACGCCAAGGACGACGCGGCATTAGTTGGAATTGGGTATGTACCACGATATTTATCTTTGAGAGGTCACGACTAACGTGCCCGGCCTATCGCTCATCAGCTATGAGCCTGTGAACGAATCGGGTTTGTACGCCCGTGAATTCGTGGACGACCTGACCGACAACCACTGGGGCTACACGCACACCATCAGTGCAGTCGGCGGCTTCACCTCGGCCAACTTCAGCCTCAAGGGAACCCGCGAGTACCTTGACGACTGGTTCGACGACGGCCTGTTCCGGCGCGTCGTCCTCTACAACCCGGAGGCCATCATGGTGTGGGAGGGCTTCGTCAACCGGATGACCTACACCGTCTCGTCCCTCCAGAAGTCCAAGTCACTGGACACGATGTCTAACCGGGTGTACTTGCGGTTCAGCCCAATTGATCTTAGCACAATTCCGCCCATTGTATCTCCACCTGAAACCATCCAGGTAAATGACATCGCCAGCCAAATCGACTGGGGTGTCAAGAGCCTGGTCATCTTCGGTGGCGAGCGGGTAAGAACTTATGTAGTGGATCCATGGGCTGCAAATGTGCTGAAGGAACGAAAGGACGTCAAGACCGGCGAGAACGTCAACACCATGCGCACCGAGGCCCCGTTCATCGAGGTCGAGTGCAAGGGCTACTACGACGTGCTGCGATGGCTTCCCTACGATTGCGTGACTTCCGGCTCTATCCTGGCGCACCAGGTCATCATTGAGATAATGAATTACTTCAACCTGGTCAACCAGGGCTGGCTGTCCATGAGCCCCGGCTGGATAGACTACAGTTTCAGGAACGAGCGCCGCTGCCGGGACGAGCTGATGTCCTGCTGGGACGTGATCGCGCAGATCATCGGCAAGGGCGGCGCGGGCGGCGAGCGCTGGGTCGGGGGCCTGTACCAGAACCGGCAGATGGTCTACAAGGCGGCCGAGGACTTCGGCGGCCTGTACGCGGACCACTTCGAGCTCAGGCGGGCGCTGGAGGACATAAACCAGTTCATCTACGACGTGCCGATGGGCTGGGAGGTCAAGCCGTGGGACATGGTGCCGGACCGGGTGCTGCACACCACGGACGTGAACGCGGGCGGGGAGAAGAGCCTGATGTACATCGAGCAGGTGACGTATCGGGAACCCTACGGCCTGACGCTGGTGGGCGGCGACGACCAGCGGCTTGAGGTGTTCCTGGCGCAGAAAGGGTTGCCCGGATTATGAAAATCGACGCGGCACCCTCGCAACTGTCCGACGCGCTGCGGGCTATTTTCTTCGCCCGGGACCGGGAGGTCTGGCTGGCGAAAAACTGCTACGCCCGGCTGGACCCGTCCACGACGCGGACCGGGCTGGCGCTGGCGGACCGCTATCTGGCGTGGGTGTCCATCGCCGAGACGGCATTGACGGCCCCCGCGGCCATCGTGACGTTCGCCAACATCCCGCAGAACTTCAGGACGCTGGCGCTCCCGTACCAGGCGCGGACGGACGCCGTGGCCGAATCTGATAACGTGCGCCTCCAGTTCAACGGAAGCGCGGTCGGATACGATACGTTAGAATCGTACTTCAATTCGGCCGGCAACGTGAATATTCCCGGACTGAACGGGGTTAGCATGCTAGCCGGCGTTGCGGAAGCCGCGAACTCCCGTGCCAATAACTTTTCGCCGACGCTTCTTTTTATCGAGGGGTATGCAAGGGCTGATCGCGACAAGTGGGCCTTCGGACAGTCGGGTGTATTTGGTGATGCAAGCGCCAACGCGGACCTGTACAACACGCTGGACAGGGGTCGCTGGCGAAGTTTGGCGGCCGTAACTAGCATCACCCTATATCCTGCCGTAGGCCCCAACTTCGTAGCGGGCAGCATTTTCCAATTATATGGAGTACTATAATGCAACCACACGTGATAGTGGACTGCGCGACGGGCAAGGTGACGCTGCGCCCGGTGACGGCGGAAGAGATAACAGAGCGACTGGAAAGAGTCGCGGCGGACGAGGCCAGGGAGCGGGACGAACACCTGAAGCAGCTCAAGGAAAGCATCGTCCAGTCCAGCATCGAGCTGGAGCAGCGGAAAGCCCTCGTGGAAGAGGGCATCTTCACCGGAAAGGACCTGGCGGACTGTGAGGCGCGGCTGGAGGAAGCGAAGGTAGAACTGGCCGCGTGGAAAAAACCTGCCGCGAAGTGACCGGTGTCCAAGCGCCCACGGCATCGTTTCAGGCCGTTAGGGGCGACCCTGGCAGCCTTTGTTATGTCAGGTAAATGGCATTTTTAGTTGCGACATCTCCAGCCGCGTCTTCTCTATCTGCTCGTTTGCCAGCCTTACGTAGTCGGGCGAAACATCACAGCCAAACCAGCGGCGCCCCGTCCTCATCGCCGCCACCGCTGTCGTCCCCCCGCCCATAAAGAAGTCGCACACCAGGTCACCCGGCCTACTGCTCATGTTGATGATGTGCTCAATTAGCGCCAGCGGCTTCTCGCAGGGATGCTTGCCGGGATAAGTGCCCACGGTCGGGAAGGTCCACACGTCGGTGTAAGGCGCATCTATACTGGCGTTGAACGGGCGGCGCAGGTCTTCGTATTCGGCGCGTAGGTCTTCGTATTCGGCCCGCAGGTCTTTATATGATCTTATGAAAAATCCAGGATAGGCCAATTGTAAATTCTTGTACTTTTTCTCTGTGATCATACACCATTGAATCGGGCAAGTGTTTGTGTTTCTCTGATTAAAAGTTGTACCACAAACTAAATTCATGTCTCCGATGCGCAAACCCGCCCGTCTCCGCTCCCCGTCCAGATACGCCCGCAACGGCTCAAACACGAACCCGTGCAACTCATCGCACTTAGCACCGTAGCCCGACACGCCCTTGGCCTGGCTGTCAGCCCCGTAGTGCTCGGCGAAGATGATACGCTCTGATGATGGGAAGTAAGACCGCATGGTCCCCTTGTCAAACATCTCCGCTTTGGTGCTAAACTCAGGTTTGGCCCAGGTGATGAAGTTCACTACCTCAAACCACTCTCTCACGACACACTCCACCCGCGCAGCCATCTCTGGACTGGCGAAGGCGTACAGGCTGCCGTTCGGGGCCAGAACACGCCGGTACTGTTCGCACACCGCTCCTATCCAGTCCAGGTACTCGGCGGGCGTCTTCCATTGCCGGTCCCAATCCTCAGACTTGACTCGGTAGTAGGGCCAATCGCTGACGATGAGGTTGACGGACGAGTCGGGCAGTCCTGCCGTGATACTCAGGCAATCGCCCACCATGACAGTGTCAAGTTCCATTCTTTACTCTCCTTAATGGACTATCGCGCTCAGGAAATCCTCTGACAAATGCTTCCTGACCCGCGTCCAGTTCCCATCCAGCACGGCGACCAGGCCGTTCTCCGGCCCGTAGTCCTGCTCCCGGCCGCGCCTCGTCCGCCCACACCCCTGAGCCAGCATGTTCGCCGTGCGCCAGTGGTACATCGCGCCCCCGGCCCGCATCTGCTCGTTCTCGTAGCTGCCCGGCGCGCCGATGCGGGGAAAAGGAGTCTTGAACACCAGCAGCAGGCGCTCGTCCAGCCCGTCGTAGCCCCGCCAGTGGTTCCAGCTCACCATGATGGAATTCGGCACCCGCGCCTTCCGGGCCTGCCACAGCGCGGTCTGCTCCCCTGTCCCCAGGAAATGCCTGCCGTCCCGTTCGGGCAGCAGCCAGACGCGGTCCTCGAAGCCCCGGCTCGCCAACCTGTTCGCCACGTTCTGGGCCTCGAACTTTGACGTGACCAGGGCGATGCCAGCCCAGTCACCGGGGCAGTCCCCGATGATGTCCCGCGCCAGGTCGGCCTGTAACTCGTATGCGCTTTCGCCTGCCTTCTTGCCCAGTTTCGGTACTTCTTCTGGTATGAGTACCTGCCGCATGTCGGGCGCCCACTGCGAGGGGACCGACCGGAAGGCGCTGAAGTTGACGCCCAGTTCCCCGGCCAGCGGGTCGGGGTTGCCGATGGTGGCCGACATCAGCAGTACGGTCTCGGACAGGTTGAACCATCGGGGGAAGTGGAACCGGGCGGTGAGCGGCTTGGCTATGAAGCCCGGCTTGCCGTGGAGGGCGGCCGGCCCGGACCGGACGTACCAGCCCTCCTCGCTCATGCGCAGCGCGTCGAGCGCATTGCCGACGCTCATCCCGAGCGACTCGCACTGCCTGCGCCTGGCCCTGGCGACCTGGTTGTCGGATGCCAACAGTTTCTTGTAGTGCTCCCGCAGAACGATTCTGCTCTTCTCTAGCCATTCAAAAACTTTGTCCATGGGGTTCTCGTGGGCGAGCAGCGACACGGTGCCGGAGACGCGCGGGAAGTCCGGCAGGGACCAGTCAAGGCGCTGCTTCTCGGTGATCGTAGTGCCCGCGTGGTCGGTCACGATGTCCGGCAACTCGTCCGCCTCATCGAGCACCAGGACCCTCGGCGGATCCTGCCTGGGCCACCGGGCGGCGAGCCAGTAGGAATAGTTGAGGCTGGCCTTCGGGGACGCCCGGACGACGGCTTTCTGGACCAGGTAGGGGCAGGCAGGCGAGGAGGGGCACCTATGCATGCCCGTGTCCGCGTGGTCGCACTCGCCGGCCGACAGGTGCTCCCGGCCCGGCTTGGCACATCGGTAATTGGCGCGGCCCTTCAGCACGTCGAAACCGTAGATGCCACCGTAGTTGACGTCCTGCAACTGCTTCGTCTTGACGAGAGCAGTTATACTTTTGCCATGCGCCAGGGCCACCGCGATGGCTGTCTTACCGATGCCGGGTGGAGCTTCTAGGCTGACAATATCTGATTGCTTCTCTAGCCACTGCACGGTCTTGAATTGGTGAAGCCGCCAGTCGTCATGAGGCAATCCGTAGTCCGATGGGGTTTCCAATGTTTTAGCCTTCCTTTTCTTGAGGAGAGGGGTACTTTGGGACGATATTGTCATAGTCACGTAGCAACTGAGACAGCCCATCCACGGCGCATTTGTAGGCCGCGTGACTATCTAACCCTTCGTGCTGCGCCTCTGCGTACTCGTCACCAACTACTTGCAGGCACTCAATTATCGTGACGTAACGGATAAGGCTTGTCGCTATCCCATAACGCTTCATGGCGACATCATCATAGCCCAGTCGCATGTGATTCCCTGCCGATTGCAATAGAGTTGGGGCTATTGTTAGCCTGTAAAGATGGCCCTGTGCTCGACAGGCAGGACAATACGTAGGCTCGTCCACTTCATAGATGTTCCCGCATTCGGGGCAGATTTCATGTGTCATGATTAACTCCTTAGTTAACCATTAATCTTCTTCAGTTTAGAATCCATGGAACATCCTCAGATCTTCTAATTCTACCATGTTGAAATTGACTGATATGCAATCCGGGTCTTGCATGCCCGCTCCCCATGCCGATGATCTCGGAAAGATCGCTCATGAATAATTCGCAGTAGCGTGCACCGCCAATCACCCAAGCAGCAAAGTCACCACACGAAAAAGAGAAACAACGCCGGTCAAATCGTGCATTGACTAATGGATTGGTCATCCCAACAATGATGACATTCTTATCCTTGTCAAGCGCTGCCCAATGTTTCATGTCTAAGTCCTTTCTTGAAAGGTAAGGGGCGGGGAGGAGGTTGGCCCCGCCCCTGGACCCAAGGAGGAGGAAGATGAATTCAGTAATCAGAACGGGCAGCCCCCGAATTCCTCGTAATCCCGCTCTTCTTCCCGCGCCAGTTCGTTCCTGGCCGTCCGCAGAGACGGGAAGAAATCGCCCGGCTCGCAGTCGTCGTCGGGCTCTGGCCGTGCCTCCGCGTACTTCGGCCCCCGGCGCACCGCCGCCCCGGCTTCCTGCTCGGGCAGGCCCAACCCGACGCCGACGCTCACCAGGTCCGCCTCGACGTCTTTCCAGTCCAGCCCAGCCCAGGGGGACATCGCCAGCGACGCCAGCGCCCTCGCCGTCTGGAACAGCGCGGTATTCCTGCCGCCCTCTGGTGTATCGCGCAGGATGTCAAGTTCACTCTCAATGGCCTGCTCAACGTATTGTTCATAATCGCCAGGTGATGCGGCGCTGGCCTTCGGTCTATCATGCATAGTTTCCATCCTCTCCTCGTCCAGGGTCATCTCGCCCCGGCGCAGCCTTTCCAGGTTCACCGCGAATGCCTTCAGTCGGCTGACGCCGCCCGGCTTTCTTTCCTCTTCCTGGGTGATGCGTTTTATCCGTTCCGCCAGGTAGGCGTCGGTGTAAAGCGCCCGCTTGACTGGTTTCTGGCCCGGCGGGGCCTCGAATTCTAGGACGGCGGGCTCGTCGCCCGGTTCGTCGTCTGTCAGTGCGGCGAAAATGGCATCGTAGGTGCTCATCGGTTCTTCTTCAGGCACAGATTCAGGCACTTCTTTCGGCAGGTTTTCATTGTATATGCCCTGCTCGGCGTATTTTTTTCGTATATGGAGATTGTAGCCCGACCAGTCTATGTCACGCTCCCAGACGCGGGTCATCTCATATACGAAAAATCTTGTCCGATAGCCCCGTTCCGCCAAGTTTGCCTCGTAGAGTTCCATCCTCTCAGTCATCGCTAGGTGTAGGGTCTCCAGGTCCACGTCGATGTGGGCCGTGTGCAGGGTTGCCCGTTCCCAGCATTTGCGGTAGTCGTCCCGGCGCTGCGTCTCGCCTTTGCTGCCCGGCGGGGCCTGGACGACGATGCTCTTCACGGTCACCAGTTTTGAGGGTCCGCGTTCCTCTTCTTCCTCGCCTTTCTCTTCCTTGACGGCGATTGCCGCGTATTGGCCTAATTTGCCCGAGATGTTCTTCCCTTTCGGTGTCTTGCCGATGGCGTCCCAGTCCAGGCCGTCCAGATCGTTAATCCACTCGCCCGGCCCGCCCTCCGCGGTGTGGATGATCTCGATCATGCCGTCCTCGCGGGGGAAGCGCCTATACTGGCCGCTCTTCAGCGTCTTGACGAGATCTTTGGCCTCGCTCTCTGTCACGGTGACGCGCTTCTTGCGCCCCGTCGCCAGTTCAAGTTGCATCTTTTCCTTGCCTATCCGCCTCGCCAGGCAGCGGGGGCAGTAGAGGTACAGGCCGCAGTCCTGGTAGTAGCCGTGCCACTCGCCGGTGAGCGGGCTGCACCTGTGGCGCAGCGCCCCGCAGTTGGCGAGCCGCCCATCCACGCCGGCGGGATGGGCCTCGCCGTCCTCGCCCACGACGTAGGCGTGCTTCTCGCTGCCCAGGTCCTGCTCGTCGCCGGGCAGGGGGACGGTGCGGGTCCCTTCGAGGAATGAGAGGAGTTCTGCTGGCATGGGGATTCTCCCTTATTTCCACCCCCTCCCGGCGGGGGCGAGTAGACGGACAAAGCACCAAAGATTTTCTTGCGTGCCCGCCGGGAGGGGGATGGCTTCATATACGAGAAATCTGATGCTCTCTGACAGATAGTTCTTTCATCGGGCCTTTCCAGGCATCCCAAATTGGTGGAAAGAATTTCTTGACTAAGTTTTCAAAGCCATCCGATTTGATGTCGTCAATCCCACGTGCAAAGGCTTTCCATTTTCTGTCTTGCTCAATGATAATGGCAATCATGGCTTCATTGCTTTTGGCATGGCGCATCTCTGCAATTTCTTCTATCTCAGCTATGAATGAATTTGCAATACTAACTAGAACTTCGCCAGTCGGATTAGCATTAAATTCTACTATATAGTCTTTGGCTTTCTTCATTTGGCTTCCTTTCTATCAAGATTTCCCGGCAGGCAGTCTGGCTAGACATTCTAAAATACCCAGTCTGCTTTTACCTATCGTGCAGTGTCCACTGCCTGCCGGGATTGCCGGTCGGTGTCTGACATAGTGCGCCAGCCCTTACCGTTCCCGTCCCTTACGGCACCCGTTATCGCTGGCATGACCGGCTTAGCTACTTATAATTATTCTCATGAGCAATTTATGTTCTTAACGACAATTCCATCTGGGACATTTCCATCCGCGTCTTTTCGATTCGCGCGTTCGCCAATCTCACATAGTCGGGGTTGACGTCGCAGCCATAGAAGTGGTGGTTAAGTTTGAGGGCGGCGACAGCAGTCGTGCCAGAACCGATGAAGGGATCAAAGACAATTATGTTCTCTGGCATTTCTGATGTTGCTATTGTTCTGGAAACAAGCTCTTCTGGCTTCTCCGCAGGATGTCCGTTAGGCCGTGCTGATGTCCACTTACAAGACCATATATCACTTATTGATCTATCCTCTATATAGAACCCTGACTTAGCTGCCATTGCGATCAACTCATAATTTTGCCTAAGTCCCCGAGTGCTCCCTACGCCGGGCCACTGTTTATCCCATACAACCACTGAGGTTAGGAACATTCCTGAGACGTAACTGGTAGCACACTGAACTACCGGCAAAGAGTGCCAACTACAAAATGTCCAAAGAGCCCCGGTATCTTTCAAGATGCGCCACACCTCACGATACCAGAGGGAAAACCATTTCGCTGCGTTATTTATGTCTGCCCATCCCATAGCCTTATTAGAAGATCGTCTAGAACTTGCGGAAGCTAAGCTATAAGGCGGATCAGTCACCACCAGATCTACGCACCCGTCCGGCATCCCCGCCATCACGTCCAGGCAGTCGCCTACCACGACAGTATCAAGCTCAAACGAAAAATCCATGAATTATCCCCTTTGTAAAATGTATGCCTGCCCACAGCGCCCCGTCCTGGTCGGCGTTAGAACCACTCATTACAAGTACGCTTCCGCCTCGTTGTCCCCCGCCTGTAGCCAAACAGTATCTCATTTACTGTCATCGTCGCGTAGGGCACGGTTCCTGTGCGCTCCTGCTGGCATAATAGGAGTGGGCGCATCGCAGGCTTGTCCAAGTCCACAAAAAAATACTCCCCAAGAAGCAGGCCCCGGACAGTAGACTTTTCACCGGGGTGGCAGGCCCGGTAGGTATGATAGGGCCTGCTTCTTGAAGAGCATTTGAAAAACTGTTATTCTAATTTTCACGCCTACTGTCCTTTGCTAAAGCGGTTTGCCAGGCCGCACGCGGCATCTGCCGCCAGGGACACTATACCACAATCCCAGCGCGTTGTCAAATCAGTTCACGAGCTTGTGGCACCACGCCTGGCCCTTGCACCGGCAGCCGATGACCACGTAGGATCCTATTCGCAGAAGCTTGCCCGACTTCGAGCAAGTCGTGGCGGGCATGTAGTCGTAGACGTTGTCACGGCACGAATAGTCGCACCAGCACAGGGGTGTTCTCCCTGGAGGGTTCACCATCCGCGTCTCCGTCAGCCGTCCCGCGCACGCGGGGTAGTCCGGGCGCCCCCAGTCGCAGGCGGGTGCTTCCGGCGCGGCGGCGGTGAGCGTGGCGGCGAGCAGGAGCAGTGTCAGCGTCAACCACGGTTTTGATTTCATCATGTACCCCTTTCTAGGTCTTGTCTTTGGCCTTCAGACGTTTCTCCAGTTTCCGCGTGCAGGGCGCACAATCATCTGGTGACGTCCAATCAGGCGGATTCAATCCAACGCTTCCCCCTAGCCAACCCCAGCGTCCGCATAGGCTCTTGAAGTCAACAAAATAATGCGCCTTCCGTGCATTTGATGGGAAGCCCCAACCTTCTTGTATTTCCACTCCCTTTCCTCCTTTCAAGGATGCCCCCGGCGGCCCCGGATTCCGCTTCCGCACTCTGGTGAGCGACGGGTCGCCGGGGGCAATTCGGTTGTCACGCGCCGCTCACCCGTGTCCCGATTCGGGGATCACCTGGCGTACAGCGGTGCTTCACTGAACGAGTTCAAACTTGAGCGCCCACACTTCAGGGTTATCGGCCCAGCGGGTGCCAGGTTTCTTGTTGATGCTGTCCCAAAGCACTTCAAATTGCTTCTTTGGGAAATATATCAAGTCCGTCGAATTTGGCGGAGGAATTGCAGAGCTACCCAATTCTTGATAGGCGTCTTCTTCAGAGACATTCTGCAACCGTTCTCGTCTGATGTCCGTAATCCGGATGCGCGCTTCTATATAGCCGTGTTCCAGCATCCAGCGTTTTACTTTCGGTCCCCAGGTTGCCCTAACACCGTCCGTCTTTTGCAGATACTCGTCAAGTGGTGTGAGGGTAGTCGTCCCGTCCGGCCGCCACCAAATTGCAGGCTTGCCGCGTCCGGGTTGGACGGCATAGGTATGACCAACAGCCCACTTTTCGCGTGAGTTCAGATAAGGGTATTTGCCAGCGAAAGCAAAACCACCATCAATGTATACTGTTAACTTGTCATCAGGCCCAGATTGTATGAATTCGCCTTCCTTCACCAATCGCCGGGTCTGCGTCTTGGTGCCGTCAAGCACTTGCTCATACTGTTTGAATATCATCTTGTTTCCCCTACTCTGCTAGTTCTTTAAGGGCAATAAAGGCCGTGTTCAATTCCAGCGGGCCGCCCTCACACTCGTAGCCGCACGACTCCAATTGCTCAACGATTGCCTTCAGTGCGTACTTCGCCAAATTGCGTTGAGGGAAAAGGGCTGCTACCCTGTAGCAGAATTCTCTTTGCTCCCCCAGGGTTTTGAATTCGTAATCCGTCAGGATGTGAAAGATCTCAAATTCAAGTGAATCTTTTGGCTCAAATATTTTATCCGTCACGGTTCATTCTCCAGTGGACAGGTTCGGTCCCGTACGATGTCCGTATCCGGAGTGTGAATTTTGGCGTGGGCGTCGGGACGGGCGTCGGCTTGGGGCGGTACTTCGGCCGCCTCTTCTTGCGGAAGAAGTACCTGGTCGGGTCGTCGCCGCCACAGCCGAGGGTTGCGGCCAGGAGACCGCCGAGTGCCAGCTTGATGAAGTTTTGTCTGGTCATATCAATTCTCTCCAGTGAATAAGTCTACCAAGCAAGATTTACAATAGTTCTATGAGTTCCCTTATCTGCTGCTCCGTAAAGTGTTGCCTGATGCTACGAGCGGCGCGTTCGGGGTCCAGGGGGATAGTAATGGACTTGATGCGAAAGCCCGCCTCAATAGCAGCAGCATTGGCTGATAATTCATTAGCTATTACCTTTTCAGCTAAGTCGGGTCGGTCACGCTTGAGGCGGCGGATGGTATAATTAGCTTCAGTGCCATAGTCTAGCTTTACACTATTATTTAACCTTATATTATCAGGTTTAATAAATTGGTTAAGTTGCAAATCGGGTCTGCCTGGCTCGGCCATCTTCGGGTGAAGCAAATCTGTCACTACTCGTCGCATGTTGTCCATCCGCTCGGCAATCTTGCTATCAAACCGTTCTTTGCGTTCATACTGGTGCTTCAATTTGATGAGTGTCTTTAGATCATCAATTGCCAGTCCGATACCATCTGGATATGGTCGCTCAACAAATTCAAAAAAGGTTAATGAGTTTCCTTCCCCGTTAGTCAATTTCTCCCAAACGTTTATCTCAATAGCCTGCGCCAATAGCTCAAGTAACTGACTCGGATTGCCGCCATCATGCTGAGTTTCTACGTAAAGTTGCATGCGCAATCGTTCTTCTTTTGTCAAATTGGCGATGCTAACAGTTTCAGTTTTCATTAATGCTTTTTCCTCTGATTTAATTGTTCATCAAGCGATGGTTCAAAAACTTTTTGTATCCATTTAATACTTTCTTCAATTTCTTCCAATCCAGCTTTTTTGATAGTAAGCCGTCCAAAATGGCTATTACATTCTGTATATGTAAGACCATATTGGATCTCCTCATTGCCCTGAATTTCGGCAAGTTTTCTATCGCAGCGCCTTGCCATCTTACTCAATTCTCTCCGTGCCTTTTCTTCTCTCTCCTTGGCTGTCAATTCTTCACGTTTTTTAACAGGCATCCTAGGTATACCTATGCCTAACTTCTCGGCAGCACTAGGAACTGATTCCCCCATGTCTCTAAATAATCTACCGAGTTCTGTACGTGGGGAGGCAGTCATTTGATATTTGGCCTGAATTTGTTCCACTATCGGCAGTTCTACGATGTTCAGATCACCGTCAGGATTCATACCCTGTGCTCTTCTGTTTGTTACTTCTCCGCCATAGGTAAATCCAATCGGTCTTTGCTCACTACTACCTAGTAACTTATGCTGTTGTTGTCCTCTTTCCCTAAGCCCTCTTTCACTCTCTTTCCGCTTTTCCTCCACGTATTTAGCCATTTGAGGATCATCGGGGACTATAGCATATAAGACTTGTTTCTCTATTGGAATATCTGGCATGATTCGCATACCACGTGCAAAAAATTGATCAAGGAATCCGTAATCCCTAAAATCGGATAACATTAGAACAACTGATATCGGTTTATGATCATACCCGATATAAGCCATCCTAACAGTAATCAAAATATCATGACCACCACGCTTGAATTGTTTTAGATTTTTTTGGGATCTCTGTTCATCTGATACCGCTATAAGAGCCTTTATCCCAGGATGATATTTCTTGATATATCTTAAAATCTTCCTAGCTTGTTCTTGCCCATGTGCGCCTATTAATCCACATAAGCGCGGATCAATTTGTTGTTGTACCTCGTGCACTCTCTTTATTACCATATCTACCATAGTAGACCAGAATCCCTCATCTTCTAAAACACGGTATAAATTCTTTTCCATTTCTGATATTCGCAACAGTTCTTCAGATCCTCCCAGATACTCGTGGATTGCTGTACCATCGGCTAGTTCATATTCAAATGGACGAAGATAGCTCTCAGTAACTCCTTCCAAATAGGTAGCACTTACATCCGGTTCTAGGTGCCTTATTCCTTCATCGTCTGGATCAGTATAGTTTGCAAATAACAAAGGGTTACCATCACTTCTATAGGGTGTCCCGGTAACTACTTGAATATATTTTACATGTTCAGATATATTAGCAATGTAATCCGCTGCCTTTGTCCCCCCTGAACCTTCATGAGTTCCTAACCCTTGTGCCTCATCTACGATAAGCATTGATCGTGGGTGCCTCTTAGCAAATTCAATGTGCAATTTAGGATTAAAAACTAATGAGGCATATGTTGTAACGTAGCCAAATGCACCGTCTCTCAATAATGGAGGTTCATTGTCTCGATGTGTAATGGAGGACATTTTAGGATTACTGTACCATTCTGATTGATATTCTTTCCAATCAAGTTCAAATTGCCGGCATAGATTGAGACGTGGTACAAATACCATACACGTATCAATTAATCCACGGCGAAACATCTCATTAGCTACATGTAATACAGCTAGAGTTTTGCCACTTCCAGGATGGACATCAGCAACGACAACTTTTTCATCACTCTCAAACTTATTTAGAGCTGTCATGGCATATCTTGCTTGAAAACGTCGTAAAATAACAGTGTCTTTCATTAATGTACCTCCTTTTTTAAGATTGCACTTTGGGCAAAGTGCCTGTGCATTGTCCAGTGAAGTCTCTCCACCTTGTGAGAACGGATGTATATGATCAGCGTGCCAGCCTGGTAATAGCTCCTCACCGCAACCGGTGCACTTGCCATCAGCTTCGATGTATAAGTCAATTCGATGTGATCTGTTAAATCGTCTACTCATTAGTTCTTGCTCCCGGTCCGTAGTCTACACGAAAAAAAGCTCGGCATTTTGCAGACTTCCACGGGGGTTTCTGGAGATAATCCAAGGGGCAGCTTGGTTATCTGACGAAGACAGAAAACAAGTGTAGTAGTCGTGGATGTGAAAGCCTGCAAAATGCCGAGTTTTCGATTCTTATTTTTTATCTTCATCTTACTGCCCCTACCGTTACATTATATCATCGCTTGCCAGGCTTGTCAAGCTCACCACGCCAGTTCTTGCACCCGCAAGCCTTCGGGCCAGAACTGCGTCTGGCTTCCCTTGCGGTCGCCGTGCTGATAGACGGTATGCATGTCGTCGGTCAGGGCAGCCTTGGCCCAATATGCGCCCAATTGTTTGATGAACGTTGGAATCTCATCTATCTGTGCTTGTTTGATTAGTGATCGTACCCAGCGTAGGTTCATCGGGCGGGCAAGAGGACCGGATTCGCCGCCGATGATGAGCCCGGAAATATAGTCAGACCAGGCCATGTTAAACAACCTATTACCGTCCTCATCAATTGGTAAGAAGAGATCTAGATCAATTGGTCCTAGTAATGGTTCAAAACTTACGAACCGCCGTCCAGGTATTTCTATCAATGGTTGGATGAACTCATCGACATCTTTCTGCGTTGAGATGCTGACGCCGTGCCAGATGTGACCGCAGAGGCGTTCGTAATCGTTTGGCGTGTGCATACGATTAACCTCGTCATCTGACGGCAAATCACTCCAAACCCAGTCAGTAAAAAACTTCTTCATCCTCTCCGGGCGCTTCGTCAGTACCAGAAACGTGTGCTGAGGAGCGTCATACATTGCTTGGTAGACTCGTCCCACGAAACTGAACGGCACCTGCGGATGAAATAAATCGCTCATCGAATCCACAAACCAGGTAGTTGGCTTCTTCGCCTTCATCGGCACGTCCAGCCGCTCGGGCACCAGATTCACCCGTCCCGTCCAGCCCCGCTCGTCTACCACGTCCTGGTACTCGGGCCGGCCCATGGCCTTCAGCCGCATGGCCATGCACTCGGCGTAGCAGTGAGCACAGCCAGGGCTGACCTTGGAGCAGCCGACTGTCGGATTTAAAGAGCGGCCCTGGGTTCCGTCGGCGTTCTTCACCCATTCGATTTTAGTCATGATCCTCCCCATTCCATTGCACATTTGGCGGCAGGTTCACCTCGGGATGATATTATCGTAATCACGTAATAGCTGGGATAGCCCCTCTACAGCACACTTATAAGCAGCTTGGCTATCCAACCCTTCGTGCTGCGCCTCCGAGTATTCCTCACCGACGACTCGGATGCATTCAAGTGTAGTAGCATAGCGAATGAGGTTTGTTGCTATTCCGTATCGTTTCGTGGCAACCTCGTCATAGCCCAATCGCATGTGCTTCCCCGCTGAAAGCAACAAGGTTGGAGCTGACATCAATCTGTAGAGATGCCCCTGCGCCCGACAGGCAGGGCAATAAGATTCGCCCTCTGTCTCATAAATATTTCCGCATTCGGAACAAGCCTTGAGTGTCATTATATCCTCCCCTGTTTTAGTCATAACGCCGTCTTTCCGAACAGCGGCAGCCCCGCCAGCGCCCCCGCCGGCGTCCGCTTCAGCACCCGCACCGCCGCCTGGTCACGCAGGTACTCGCCGCTGATGTCCAGGCCCACGGCCCGCAGGCCCAGTTCCTTGGCGACCAGGAGAGTCGTCCCGGTCCCGGCGAAAGGGTCAAGCACTAGGCCGGGGACGTAGGGCAGGTCGGGGGCATCGCCGTGGCAGGTGCAGGTGGGGCGGAGGCCGAGGACATGGTTCTCTGGTGGTGTCCAGAACCAGCCGCTTTGCTGTGGTGGCTGGCCAACATGCCCGGTCCGTCCGTGCCGCTCACTGACTGGCAGCGTTTTCGGTTCATACTTTATAACAGGAGCCCACCCAGCTCCGCATGTTGGGCAGCACCTGGTCGGGCACGTCGCCCGGATCAGGGGCATGACCAGGCTCTTAGGAAAGACCGCGTAGTGGGGACCTGAGTATGATTCGGGTTTCGGCGTCAGGACGGAACGGGGGTTGCAGCCGGCGGGGTTGTAAGCGTTTGGGCTTCGGCCACTAGCCAGACCAGCATATGCATGTGATTGGTCAATTCCACCAGTACAATGCTTACTATCGGGATGCTCAGGTGAATCATATTTCACCATTGCGTTCTGGTAACGTTCAGCACGTCCTATACTTTCTAGAGCTAATGTCTCCCTCACCGCCTCCTGATTCGCCCAGTACCCCATGGACTTCACGCACATAATCACCGTCTCGTGTGCTCGCGTGTGCCGCCAGCTTCCGCGCCTGAGCACGTAGCCGCCGTTCGGTTCGCAGCTCGGGCAGCCGGGGCAGTCAGTATATTCAGCCCAAGGATTATAGGCCAGGCCAGGACCAGCATCACCAGAGGTATTGCCGCTCTTCATTGCCCAATTCGTTGATCGTTTCCGCAAATTGCGCACTTTGACCTTATGTCGTTCCCACCTCGTTCCCGCCACGCTCTCGGGCATAGGTGCCAGCTTGTGCCAAATCGGGTCGTTGCGCACCAGCCAGCCATCGGCCTGAAGCGCGAGGGCCAGGCGGTGGGGGATGAACATTAGACTACCCTGCTTTATTTCGGGAAAGCCTACTTTATTCGGCCGCTCTTGACCCGCACCACATTTCTCAGTATATTGAACCAAGGGCGATTTAGTTTTGCCAGACCAGTAAGCGCAGTAGGAATCTCCCATTACTGCCCACATTACCCCGTCATCCCGCAGCACTCGATAGCATTCCCTGAAGCACAGTATCAAATGGGCGACATAGCTCACCGGGTCTGGCTCCAGTCCCAGGGCGCAGCGCATGGCCGGTACTTCGACTGGCGGCAGACCGGGCATGGGTGCGTAGGACACGGCGGGCCAGTCGCGTTCTTGCTGGCCTTGGTACTTCCGCAGAGACCAATAGGGCGGTGAAGTGACGACGCAATGCGCCGTACCGTCAACTAGCGGTATTCCATCCGCGCTCGCATTTAGCAAACTGATTGCTGTAGCGTTGTTCATTTCACTTCCCTTCGACCGGAGACGGTTCCCCAGACCGCCCCCGGCCTTCCAAAGGAGGAGGAAGATGTCGAGTCACGGCATTTCCGACGCGAGGGTAGCAGCGTAGGGTGCCTTGCATTCTTCACACGAGTAATCGTATAGATTGAAGCATTCTCGCGCATGTTCGCAGGTGGGGCAATGAGTATAGGCAAAGTCTATCGATACGGCTCTGCCGTAGTACTCGCATGTCGGCGGCGGTTCTTCCTTGGTCTCTTTCCGCTCATCCATCGGTTTTCACCTCTTCTTTCACGTACTCACCTTGCCGGGATTTCTGACAGACTGTGCACCGACACTCAATTGAATGCCCCGACTCTTGCTTCTTCTCGTTGAAAACACGGTTGCCAGGGCCATGCAATGAATCCTGGCCAGGATGACTACAGGTGCACGGCATTATTCGCGTCTTGCTCATTTCCCTTTCCGTCCTTCCAAGACGCCCTTCGTCAGGACGTCCAGTCTCTCGATGATGTTGCCGACTTCGTCCGTGCTGACCCGGACTAGCTTCTCCCCGGCCAGCAGCAGTTCGGCCCGTCCCTGCGTGGTCCTGACGTCGCTGGTCAGCAGGGCTATGACCAGTTCAAGTCCGAGGGCGATCAGCGGGCTGGCCTGGCCGCCCTTGCGCACCGCGACGACTCCGCGCAGTCTGTCGAGGACGTGCCGCGGCAGCGAGATGTTCAGGCGGTCGCGGGTGGTCCGCCGCGCCTGGCCGCCCATCGATTTTGAGTAGAGTTTTGAGAGTTCTTCCTTGTCTATCGGCATATTTACCTCATTTCCCCAGCGCGACCGAAATCGCGACGTAGCAACCTTGCACGGCGAGGATAAGCACCAAGACGAATACCAAAGCTGTCAGGCTTCTTATCATTTGCACTTGATGGGCTCCAGGTCTTCTTCCAGGCAGGTGACGGGCTCGGTCCACCTGTCGGATTTCCCCACGGGCTCGACCAGCCAGACTTTGTGGGACTTGTCAGGTGTCAGCCTGCTAGGCTCCATCTCGTCCCAGTCCCACGCATGGCCCGCTTCCCGGTAGCCCGTAAATCTGAACGTATAACCTATGACCATGCCGGTCCAAGATTCTTTTTCCACTATACGCACCAGATACCTTAAATTTCCCGATTGGTTTCCTGGCGGCATATGCAGGATTTGGTGTTCAATTCCCTGCATGCCGTAAGTCATCTCTACGCAGGCAACTACTTTCACGACATCACCTTTATGCATGGTCCTTCTCCCCAACGGCCTTCATTTCTTCTTCTGTGATGCCGAATAGAAAAGCTGCTGCCTGAACTTCCTCTCGTGTCATGAATTCAGACCTGTGATGCCCCCATTCCTCGGTTGATCTATTCCACAGTTCGCAGGTAATTTCAACGAGATTTGAGGTCAGTTTGAGGGCTTGAATCCTGACGTGATCGGATTTGCTTATAGTTACAGTTTTTCTGTTTTTCATCCCCACAGCCTCCGCCCGTACCGCCGGTATCCTTCGGCGTTTGCGGTGATCGGGCGTTCGACCACCCGCGCCTGCCGAAACTGAGCCGCGATTCTGGGACCCATCAGCAAAGCCCCACCGCCGGTCACCAATACCGTCGTCAATTGTGCGCCACTACCCCAGGCCGAAGTCGCGCCGCCCACGATTTGGTCTATCAGATCTGACGACATCGTGTTGACGGTATCCGTGATATCCACCTTCTTGCCGTGGTATCTCACCCAGCCTTGAATAATCGCCTTGGCTATCTCGTGGTCCCGCAGGTCCAGGTCAGGGCAGCGCTTGGCTAGATAGACCTGGATGCGCCGGGTCAGGTCCCAGCCGCCCACGTCGATGAAGAACGTCTCCCTCGCAATCTCGTGCAGTGTTTCCGGGTCGGGTCGGTTGACGGCCTGGACGTTCGTGGTCTTTCCGCCCACGTCGATGCAGCCCAGGAGGTCCATGTACTCCTCGTTGACGAACTGGCCGTCATCGTCCAGTATCTCCGAGAAGACAGTGCCCAGGGGCTGGGGCAGGCTCACGCAATCCGTGACATTGAACTGCTGCCAGTAGTCCCGGTCGCCCAGGCGGACGCGGTGCTCGCCCAAGAAGAGCTGCCTCTGTACCTCGTTATCTGAATAGTAGGCTAGGGGCAGGCCGGTGACAATCTGGACATCCACGTCAGTCTCGTCGGTCGCCTCGGCTAAAGCCGCAAGAAATAGGCGGTAGTAGAGCTTGCTCCTGATCCACGCCCGGTCCTCGCGCTTTGTCTCGAACCGGGACTGCTCTACGGCCTCGCCGCCCACTAGCCAGATGCCGTCGCTTGGTACTTCGACGATCCGGCCTGAACTGCCCCCGATGCTGAAGCGCGGGAGGTCTGGTGTACCGGACACACTCAGGAAGGATGCCTTACGACCGCCCTCCCTGTCCCACTTGGTCTGGTAGTACCCGATGTCGATTCCTATGATCATGATTTTCCCCTTTCCTTTCTGAGTTCATCCACTTCTTTGTCCAGCATCACATCATTTCCGGTACTCTACGGGTTTCACGAGCATTATCACGGTGTCCTCGCCACACGTTCCGCAGCGGAGAGTGGTCCCGCAGTCAAGTATCTCAACAGATATGAGAGAGTCGGACTCAATTGACCCACAGTGGGCGCAAACAAATTGCAATCTTCCACCAGGGACTTTCAATGGGCGCTTGAAGACGATTCTATCTTCTGTCAATTTCAAGACGAGTTCCCAACCTGCCCATCCCATTCCATCAAATTCTTTTATACTTCCCTTTCGGTGAGCTGTTGAGAGAATAGCATATTCCCATTTTTTCTCAGTCATCGGTTTCGTCTCCTTTCATCATCTCTTCTAGTGTTTCCGTTAGGCACCGGAATGCCAGGTGAGGATCCAATCCCTCATGGAAAGTCTCATAGTGCCCCCGCACCGCCGCGAGACATTCCTGTATGGCGGAGAGGCGCGCCAGCTTCAGCGCGAGGGCCATGTAGCGTTCGGCATGGATTTCCTGTTTCCTTACCGCGTAGGATTTGGCCACCGCCGCCAGCAGGCTTGCCGGCATCATCATGATGAAGCCGTCCCCGCACTCGGGGCAGATTTCGCCGGGCGTCTCGTTATCCTGGACGTGCTCGCACTTCGGGCATATCTCCCAGGTCATTGAGATTCATCCTTTAGTTGCTCTGGATCCGCAAGTCCCCGGGCGATTTTATAATCAAATACATGGTTAGTTGGTACTAATTCGGTCCATGCCATGACTTTCTGATCTTCCTCAGCGACTTTTTCACAATGCATACCTGCAAGTTCAGCCGTCGTGCAAACGGAGCGCAATGTTATGAAATCATTTTCATCCATGTCCCACACAAACCAGACATCTTTTTCCTCTGATAACATCATTCTTTCCTTTCTGGCAGTTGTCCCAGTACCTTGAACGCTTTGGGTAAGGAAATGTTCAACTTCTGAGTCAGAATATACGCTAGTCCACTGTCTGTCCCTGGATGTTCTAATTTGATTCTCTCCGCCTCGACGATGAGTTCCGGGTCTATCATGCTGCTAATAGGATTCTCAACAGTTGGCATATTCTCATCTTTGAGTAAACTCCCCTGTACCTTCACTTCGGCCAGTTCCGTCTCAGCCTCCAGCACCATCAGGCGCATCTGCGCGTCCGTCAGAAGCTCGGACATCATCGCTTCCTCGTCGGGCGTCGGGATCTCGCCGGGCATGGGATTCGCCAAGTCGCAGCCTTCCTCAAGGTATCGGTTGATGTCGTCCCAGGTACAATGCGGTATACGCCGGGGCAGCCGGCGTGAGATGACCCACTTGTCGGTCTCTTTGTTGACTTTCATCTGTCCTAATCGTTCCTTGAGCACGAGGCCGGCAGGCGCGCCGTCGGGATTGGAGGGTTCATGAACGAGCCAGACGAAAAGCTGAGACAGGCGGTAAAGTATCTTCTTGCCGGAAGGGATGACTTTGCTCACGATGCGCTGCTTGCCTTCCCAGGGCGTCCTAACGTTTGTAATGAAGAAAACAGTTTCTACACCGCGCTGGTGCACAGCGGCAATGGCATTTTGATATAGCGGGAAGACTCCTTCAGTCCACATCTTGCCGTAAGCCTCACTACTATACCCGGTCTGCTTCCGCCGTGGTTGCACCCAGGCCGCCATGCCAGCCTCAAAGTTCTCAGCCGGGTCATGGATGTAGACTGAATACTTGTCAGGTTCCAGGTTCTGGGCTAAGTCATTTATGACCCAGGAATAATATCCCTCAAGAGTACTGCGTTCAGTTTCGGTGACCCACGGCAATTTCCCCTGTCCAATGCGGGATAAGAGATCACTATCCGGCAGATCTGAGAATCGGGCATTCAAATCTACATATCGCCCGAATGCTAGTCCATTCTTCTTTAATTCCTCAACGATGTGATTGGCTGAATTCTCAGCATCGTGATAGTAGATTTGGTTCACTTCAGATGGCGGCTTATAACTTGCCGCCAGGGTCGTCTTACCCGTGCCGCGCGCGCCGGTGATGACGATGAGTGAATTCATTTTTGGTTATCCTCCTCAACCAGTCGCACTTCGGCCCACTTGCCGCTTGGCATCTGCACAATGTCAATGTGTTCGTGTTTACCGTCCTTCGGCTTTAGCCCGCCGTAGTAGGCCGGCGTATCGGTGGCAAAGGCAATCTGGGCAAAATCCTCAGAGTCAAATATCCGCCCTGTGAGCTCATATAGTTCTCCATTTATCCATCTTGTGTATCTCATGTTTGTCTTCTCGTTCATTCTCGTATTAGCCTCCCCCCGAGCCATTTCTGCCACTTCTCCACGGTCCCTCTGCCTATTCCCTCTGGGTACAGGCCGGGATCTTCATCGTAGAGTTCCGTGTCAGACATGAACGTGAAAATGTTTGACAGATTCTTTCCAAAGCGGTCCCATAACCGTCGACCTAATACCGGTCCTATCCCTGGCATCGAGATCAACGTGACTATCTGCGCGTCTTTGCTGGTCAGGCCGATAATGTCCCTAGCGGGATCCCTGGGCGCGATGACCTTGGTTCGCCTGCCGCTTTTCGCCCATTCCGCCAGGCGGACGTCGGCGTGCTTCAGCCAGGCACCCACCTGTTCGTCGGCCAGGGGCGGGGTGCAGTACCCGCCGTCGAGCTGCCAATCCTCGATGGTGGACTGGAAGGCGACCCAGGGAAAGCCCGTCTCCATTCCATTGGCGATGACGTTTCCAAGCACGTTGGGAACAAACCTCCCGGTGATGAGCAGCCAGGGTACGGCGTCCCACTGCCTCATCCTGTCCCAGAGCCGCCTGTAGTCCGGAATGCTGGACACCGCGTCCCTGCCACTTTTGCGC